CGACATCCCTGCCTGCCTGTTCCCAATACTTCCCGAGCCCGGCAGCCCCGGCACCGGACACCCCGCCCCTTGCGGACCCGAGCTGCCCGTAGCTCCCAAGCTGCTCGGCAAGCTGTTGAGAACCCTGCGTGTACGGCTCCCATAGGCCAGCCGTAATGCTAGGGTCCAGTCCGCTAAACCAACCTTGAGTCGGCATGGGAGCTTGCGGGACTTCATAAAGATTCCCACCCTGCAAGGCCGAAGCGTACTGCTGCATTGCAGGCCAGAGCATTTGGAGCGCGGCTTGAGACTGTGGTGTCTGGATGTATTTCCCGGTAGTTTTACCGGGCGCGACATTTGTTATCTGGCCGGACTCGCTTAAGTCGCTCGCAACCTGCGCATATAACTTGTCATAATTAAACTGCGCTGGTGCAGCCACCGCCGGTGGCCTAACGGACGAATCCATAGGCCCTTCTAAGCCATAACTATTATTAGCGTAAGAATTCTTCGAGCCAGACATGCTATTGCCTCCTAAATACCACGTTTGTTATCCCTGATTCTTTAACCGTAAACCCGCGCTTTGCCATCTTCTGGCTAACTAATTTTATGGTCGCTTTCCCAAGAAAATCGGCAGACCACCATCTAGCATTGTGCCGATCTCCAAACTTCACAAACTCATCGGCCAATAAGTCTGCTGCTCGCACGTCCTTTGTCCAAGAATAAACGGCCAAGCAATAGACCTTTGCGATATTCGGTAACGCAGACACATTCCAGCACGCGAACGCGCACGGCTGGTCGGCGTCGTCCAGTACGATCCAGAACTCAGCGAGGGACATGTGCCCGAGCTGTGCGACCTGCGCGAAGTAGGTCTGAAGGTTCCCCGGCTGGATACCGTCCACGTGCGCTCGCTTGCAGAACTCTTCGATGTGCTCCGCAAGAGCTGGTATCCAAGCTGCGTTTGTGACTTTAACCGCTTTCATGCGCTGTCCTTCCCTAAAAGTACGCCCCGCTCATTACGTTAAACGCCGCCCCGCCGTACCGTGCGATGCTACTAATCCGTACCTCATCGAAAAATATGTTTGTCGTTGCTGACTTGTCTATCCGTTTATTGATATAGAACACCTGTGCAGAATAATCCGGCATCGCGCCCGCGTATGTATCAGAGTCGGCCACCGCACCATCTAAAAATAGCGTGAAGGTATTGCTATCCCGTTCAATGGCTATGTGGTGCCAGTCGCTATCGTTCGGCTCAAGGGCCTCGCTGACGTTCAGTTCTTCAACTCCTGCGGTTTCTATCGTGAACTTCAACATCTCGTTGTCGTAATCGTACCATAAACCCGCCCAATTATCTGCGTCAGCTCCAATGGTCATTAGCCAGCGATCAATAGCGCCAGAAGTATAACTACTTACCCATAAATCCCAAGTAAAAGGGTTAGTAGAAAAGTTCCATGTGCTAGAGGCCGCAATGGTGCAATAGTCCCCAGAGTCACCACAATACAATGACCCGTTATTGAACATTGAATGGGATGTATGAATAGCCGCCCCGCCCGCCAATGTAACGACCCTAGCGTCCCTGGACATATCCCTGGTTGTCGTTGCCGCGTTTGTCCCACTGAACGGTAGCAGCAGCTCGGTATATTGGTCATTGCCTTGATGCTTGACCGCAGGAACGATGGTGTAATTTAGATAAACCGCTTCCATATCGTTACCACGCAGAGATTGCTTCGTTTATGCCAAGTTGCAGGTATACCCCGAACAGCCAAGCGTCCTCTGACATCGTGTCGTCTGCGTTAGCGGGGTTGCGCCGGACAAACAAATTAACAAGATCGCCCAGGGCCGGTGTCCCGGTAATCGTGATTGCTGGCGTAGCACCGGTAATGTGCAGGTCACCATCTTTCCCGGCAAGCACAGTATCAGTTATGACCTCCCCCAGATCGGTAAACTCCGCGTCAATCGGGTCATCGTTCCCGATAGCGAGCCCCCCTAATTGCCATTCAACTTTATCGCCTGCCGAACATGCGGCATCCCCAGGCGCCCAATAGAACTTCGCTTTTATGGTGCTCCTGTTCCAGTTCTCGGGCATCACGACATTTGTAGAAACATACTCAGCGGCGTCCCCGGCAAAAGCGTAGTATGGAATATTGACATTGTACGTTGGGTATTCATACACCCCAGGGGACGCCCCGCTCGTTGCCATCGGTATCATGGCCGCTGCTGGTATCCAGACATTGATGTATTGCAGGCAAGCCAGGTTCTCGTTTATATCGGCAACGTCTGCTAAAACTTGGTTTGCAGCCTTCGGGATGTCCAGGTTCCAGGTCATACTATCCTCCTAGTTTTTCGACTGTGGTACATACACAAACTCTATTTTGTTTATCTGAAAAAGCTCATTGTCGCGATCCGTGCCGTACTTGATCTGGTGGTAACGATTCGTTCTCCCCAGGTACACAACGGCCTTGTTAGGGTCGTTCATGGATAGCGCCGGGAGCGCTTCCCACCCGGCGTTCATTGTTTCTGCTACCGTGTCCCCGCCCCGGTAATAAATGTCCAGGTCGCAAGCACTCGTTTGGCCTATATCGAACCAGATTTCTTGCAGGTGCTCTTTGCGTTGCGGGTCGCCAAAGTCGAGGATAGGCTCAATCCGATAACCGTTGTTCTCTCCTGTCGGCATAGCCTCTCCAGCCCTCATGTAGAGGTAGCCGTCCGTCCCGCCAGTCACCAGTCGGCTGTTCCGAGAAGCGTATTGCGCCCAGGCCGCGATCCCGGCGGCGCTCCACAAGGAGGTTGTCCCCCCTAGCTCTGCCACCAGGCTGTTCCATGTATAGGTAGGCGTCATTGACCAAATATCAATGTATCGGCAAGCGTACTCCTTAATCATCCACGAGTTTGTGTAGAGGTCGTAGGTCCAGGTCTGGTTCGGGGTTGTTGAACCGTTCGCCGGTACGGTCCAGATCAAGCGTTTATTTGTTGGATCGAACACCCCGACAATCAGGTTAGAATAGGTCGGGTTAATCCCGGCCACCTTCTCTTCTATGTCGTCACTGATCGGTTTCCCGCTTGCCGGGAACACCCCGCCCCCAGCGTAATCGCAGAACCCGTAGTTTTCATTGAACAGGAAGTGCCGGTCGCCAAGGTTAATGATGCTGTGATGGCCCGTGCAACCTCGATAGGGGACCGCCGTGAATATCCTAAATGGGAGCGTGTAGTCCTGGTAATACGCCATCTGGTTTATCGAGGACTTGCAGTAAACCACAAGCTGTTCACCAAGCGTAGCGCACCCGGTAATTGAGTCGTCGTTCGGGACATAGAGCTGGTTCGCAGCCGGGAACTCGACATCCCCGGCAAGCGATGGGAGCGCCGCCGTGTATCGGATGTCAATGTCCCCATTGGTCTGGTCCGAGTGCATCCCGACAATCCGTCGGTTAAAGTATGCCAAGTATCTGAACTTGTATTCCGTAAAACCTGAAGCCCCGCCAGGATCTATCAGAAGTGTGGCATTTACGTCGCCATGCTTCCACTTCTGAACCATCCCGGAGTCCCCAGCCTTATCGTCCCAGGTAACACCCGTGAACACGGCATACGATCCGACACGGATTGCACAGACAAGAGCAGCATTGGCCGTTTGGTGCGTAAGCCCCACCCCGGTTACATCGACGGGGTCATACGTAGCATTGAACACATAAAACTTGCCCTTGTCCCAATAGCAGAAGTCCTCGTTCGTTCCATCGTCCAGCCTGAACAAGCCCTGGCAGTTGGTCGCCGTAGCCGTAGCCGTGTTAGACCAGACCGTGAACCCCTGGCTTTTCGTGCAGGCCCCCCGCTTCCGGCTGAGGCTGAAGTTTTGCCCGCCCACGTCATGCGTGGCGATACCCCCACCGGACTCCTTGAATAAAAGCGGGGAGTTCTGCGGCACATTGGTCTTGGTACCCAGAACCGGAAATATGGCAAACCGTTCTTGTGACGCCATTACCGTATTACCTTCTTGATAACAAAAGCATAAACCGTGGCGGCTGCGAGGTTTATGGCCCCGCCCGTGTTATTTGCCAGGACACAAGTTACGGTGTTTGATGCCGTAACCTGAGCGTCAAGCACAAGGTCGGCAATGTCTATGCTAAGAGAGGCCACCGCGAAGTCCCCGAGCGCCGCGCCCGTTACAGTAACTTCCTTGGCTTCCTCGTCCCCATCAGCAATCTCCGCCGCGTTCCAGGAAGCGGAGCCTATCAAGAACTGTGTAAGATGAAGGAACTCTAGCCAGTGGTACAGAGACTCACACCACTTCCTTATCTCGTTACTGTCGCTCGTTACGGGGACAGGGCGTAAATTCATATAACCCTCACCTGTTGCCGCCGCCTTAACAGGATCGTCCGTAACACCCGGTCATGGACGAACTTGAACCAGTCCCACTCGGTCGGCGCTCTTTCTAGGTTCCCGATCCGGTGCTGCATCCGTGTCGTTATCGCCTGAATAATGAGGTTATCAAACAGGTTCTTGAACGGCACGGTGTCGGTTGTTGCTGATACCGTCTGAAGCGGGTAATACGGTATCTTGATCGTGTATGCGTCATCCGGGGTAGGTAGGAACACGATGTTATTATCGCCGTTCAGGAAAAAGCACTCCGGCTCGTCCGCTTGCCCCGGCTGGTACTCCTGGACCTTCGCCTCCGTCACGAGCTGCAAGGTAGGTCGGCTGTCCGTCTTCTCGATCCACCCGGAAAACTCGTCACCATTGTCATCGGAAAAAACCGCAACGGTATAAAGCGTGCTCGCTAAATCGCTGTACACCGACTTATAGCCATACCCGCCGGATGTGTACGCTGTGTAGTCCGTTGTGGCTACGCCTATCGTGTACGTGTTAGCATCGACCCAGGTAATCGTGAAGTCTCTGTCGTTTACCTCGGTCATCCCGACAACCCCGGAAATTGTAATCACGTCCCCGGTTGCAAACCCGTGGCTGGCAGACGTGACCGAGCCGGGGTCAGCCGCCGTGATTGCCGTGATTGCCGACTCAGCGCACGTAATAGAGCCCGTAGTTCTCCCAATATCGCTGTTGTTCTCCGCTAAAACCTTCACGATGGTATCAATCGTTTCGTTTATCATTGCGATATACTGCGCCTCTGGAGGGTCAGAGGTCGTAGTAATCGTGCCCCGGAACATGTTGTACCCGATATTGGTGAGAATTTCTGCGACGGTGCTCATGTTCTAGCTCCAGTTATGAGTCGCGTTCGAGGAAGCTGATGTTGGACTCCTCTCCGAGCGCTCGGCTAATCACGATATATTCTTTTTTGAGGTCGCCAAGGCCCTCTTTCTCCATCTTCGCGATCTTGTACGGGTTAACGCGCTTCTTCTTAACATCGTCCCGGGACGGCATGGCGCTCCTGATCTGCTCGCCAAGCTCCTTGCGTCTCTCGACCCAGTAGTCCTTGTTCTTGTTAAGCGACTTGCGGGTCTTGGCAGTGTCCGAATCAATACTGTTCAGCCGATCCTTGCGCTCCTTGAGCCTGGTCTCATAGGCCATCTTGCGCTCCGCACTTACAAAGCCCATGTCCAGGTTTCGTTGCATAGACTTAACCTCTTCCCGAAGGTTCTCCACGCGCTGCGGATAACAAAATGCAGGCTTCGCGGCGCCCTTATCATCCTTGCCCCACCAGTTGCGATAGTCTTTCTCGTTCTCGGGATCAGGCGGCTTGACCGATCCTTTCTTCTGTAAACTCATACTTTCCTCCTTGCTTGTAAATTTTCTCTAGTTTTTCTTCGTACATCCGATTCAGGAACTCGGTATTGATAAACAGGTACTCTATGTATTGGGCCTGAACGTCCATGCCGTACATTCTTAAGGATAACGGCGAGAACCCCAAGTAAGAGAACAGGCTCACGACATCCTCGATACTCCAGGCCTCGTCTACGATCTGGAGCTTATCCGGGTAGCGCTTATTCATGAACCGAGAGAAGCTAAAGTTCGGCATGTTTATGTATAGATAAGCGTTGTCGTTCACGTGGTAGCGTAAGAGCCTACGGACCACCATGAAAACGTCCTGCCTCTGGATATGCTCAAAAACGTCCGCCATGACGATAGCGTCAAAGGCTTGGTTCAGGTCGATGTCCGCAACGTCTTGCACAATGTACTTGATTTCGCGTAGGCTCGGCTGGCTTTTCGCGTACTCGATTAAGGCAGGAGATATATCCATGCCGGTCACGTTAGCCCCGAGCGCCGCCATGTGGCGAGACGTAACGCCCGTGCCGCAGCCAATGTCCAGGACGGACATGCCAGGCTTAATGAACTCGGCAAGGCTTTTCTTGACCCACTCAAGACGCCCATTGCCTCGGGTCTCGTACTGGCTCATCCGCCCAAGCTGGCCGTTATAGAAGGCGATAACGTCCTCAACCCTTACCGTGCCATCTGTCATAGAACTCCCTATCAACACCAATCTCTGCAATGTGCTGGACAACCACGTCCATGTTCGTGTATATTTGGTATCCGCTATTTTTCAGTTTATCTAAAAACGTGAAGTCTACATGATTCGCCCTGCCTAGCCCGTCATCGGTTAGGTGCGCTTCGTACCAGGGCTTCGGGACACTCTCCAGTGCTTCCCGCGCATAAAACAGGTTCGTGTGAGAGTACGGAACTTGCTGGATGCCCTTCATATCGCCGTGCCACTTTTCAAGCCGCCCGTTTTCTATTGAATTAAACAGAAGCGGCATGAACCCGTTTTGCTTCCACCTGTCGTAAATCAATGGCCCGACAACCTTGTATTTCTCGACAAGCGGCACCATTGCGTCGAGATAACCGACAGGATACTTTTGGTCTATATCCATCTTTACGAACACATCGCAATCGCTCTTTAAGAAAGCGTTTATGAGCTGGTTATTTCTTACTACGTCCCAAGGGTGAGACGCCCGGTTTATAATCACGGCATAGCCAGCACGGTTAATGTCCCACATCGACCAGAAAAAGGCCGATGGGACTGACTGCTGACTATTGCACACTCCGATGAACACTTTTGTCATCAAGATAATCTTCCGGTGATATAGTAACCTTGTCTCGTTCTTCCTTCGTCCAATCGCTGAACCTTTCGCCGTAAGACTCGTCAATCGGGAATATGTCCAAGTGCTTAATGTCGATTGTCAGGTCGGCAAGGATTCTAGCGCCCGCCTGAGACACTAGCCGCCACACGAACAGGGTGTCCATCTTGGCAGGCCTGAAGCCGTCCTCGTCCGGCGTAGCTTCCCGGAACCAAGGCTTTTCAAGTTTGTAAAGCAGGTTGACATCGAACATCAGTGCCCCGCTACCGAGGCAAACAACCTCCTGGTACGGCCCGTCTGCTGGTTTGATTAACTCGCAGTCTGCAACGTCTAACGCCCCGACCTTCGGCTTATGCTCGTCCTTCCACTTCCAGGCCGCCTTCTGGAACGGTCGCTCTATGCCGTCTATATTCACCCGCCCACGGATAGGGACAAGCGCCGTGCAAGCCGCCCACCCGTTTTCGATATGCGCGCAAAACTTTTCCAAGATGTCCATGTCGTGAAGCTGGTCCGCCCCCATGAAACAAACATGGGTTGCGCCCCACTTCAGGGCGTGCCTTACGCCCCACATGTGCCGTGCCGCCGGATCGCGGCCCATCCCGTTGATGAACTTCACCTCAACCCCTTCGGGCCGGTTCAGGTTCATCAGGTTGAAGGCGGTGTGCATCCACATGAAGGGTGAGCCCCACGGGATACACACCGCGATCTTTTTGGGCCGGTAGATCCGCTGCAAGGTTTTTTCTAAGCTGTCCATTTGCAGCCTTTCTAAACTACGCCGGGTTAGGTGTATTTTTCGGCACGCGGTTGTCTGAGTTCATCGAAGAGTTGGAATGCTCTCCAGCCTGGAACGAGTGACAGTCAACGTAGCCAAGCAAATCGCTCTCGACAAACGAGTCTTTTTCGTCAGCACAGAGAGCAGCGCACCGCATAGCAGTCCCCGTAGCCCTGCCTGAGCTCGTCTTTTGCGGGTCAATGGCTGCCTCGCCGTTTGCCAATCCGAGGAAGTTACAGTCTTGAATCAGGATGCCCGTAACACCCCCGGAACTCATAGAAACGCAGATAGCGCCAAGATCACACCCGGCAGACTCGATGTAATTAAAATTACAAAACCGGATGATCCAGTCCTGGCAATCTACGCCAACAAGAGATTCCGTGAACTTAATACTGTTGTCCGTGTTGACAGCGGTCCCCTTGAACAAGCAGTTCTCGATAATCCCGTTATCTGCCCCAGGAGCAATCGCCACTTGAATCAAGGGCGCAGCCCCGGATTGCAACTCGCAGTTGTTCATGTGGAAGTAATCCGCTGCAGCCGATAAAGCGAGCAGCCCGGTACACAGACTTGCAGCACCAACCAGCACCACGTTCTCGATATAGACACTGGCCGCTGTCACGTTTATCAGGTTCGTTGCCGCAGCGGTTGCCGTCAAGGTCGGCCTGGCCGCGCCATGGCCTACCCCAAGATACGTGACACCAGCAACGTCCATAGCAATAGCCGTTGTTGTCTCGGCATGGCCCGGCATCCACACAACAATATCGCCGTTATTGGCCGTGCATTTGTTAGTTGCCCCGTCGGTTGTAGCCAGCGCCCTATCCGGTCGCAGCCCATCGTTCGAGTCGCTTGTCCCCGTAGCACCGGAATCGACAAAGTACACGTTCCCGGTCACGAGGTGCGAACCGATCATGGGGAGTTTGAGCCCAGCAATATTCAGCATATTTTCCTCCTAGTTCCCACCCGACCACCCTATCGAATTGTTTAACTAACCGAACTTCCGATCACCCACCGCCAATCGCTCCATCCCCAACCACAGACAAAGTAATCCGCATATTTGCGAATCAAACTGTCAAAATCAGTTGTGGACATGAACTCCAGCGGAACACCGTCTTGCCAGATCAGGCTGTCCTTCATGCGGGACGAGTCCACGATGAACCAGTCGCTCGTGTCGTAGTCGTCCAGCATGGGAAGTTCGATGGTCTTCCATCGGCCTCTCTGGAAGTTGGCGTTGTTCGTGATCTCGTCAACCTTGCCTTCGGACTTGATGACTTCCCAGACTTCCTCGGCGAGATTGGACGGGTGCACGATGGTGTCGAAGTTCGTGGTAATCCGCTCCCCGATGTCGTTGCGCAACCCGAGGGACTGAATCCGAAGCGCCTCAAGGTTCGTGGCGTTAAAGGGGAGGGTCGAGAGGTTGTCAAAGCCGGTAGCGGTCGAAACCCCGCTCGCCTTAGTCGTGTGACTGTTCGAGCAGAGCGCAACGCCCTCTTCCGGGTCCATGAAGGTAAACGCGGAGCTATCGTGGTAGATGAACGGCTCATGGGCGAGCTTGTTCATCTTCCGGTTCGCAGCTTCCGCGAGCCCCTTGGCGCGACCCTCGATCACGTTGTACTTATCCGTATCGAGCAATCGGCGTTCGATCATAATACCGCCCGCGTACTCCAGGGGGGTAATCTTCGTATGGTATCCCGGAGCGACGCCCTGGTACTGGATCGTACCGTTGAACAGCTCAGGGTCGGGCACCGCGCCCACGGAGTAATACTCCAGCCAAGCCGATTTGTCGGCTACTCGATTGAAGAACTTATCAATAATCAACGGGAGCCCGTTGTATTGATCCATGTAGACCTTAGTCAGTCTATCATCGAGGAGCCTGACAAACTGCCTATCTGTTAATGGGTTAGCCATTGTCAGTCACCTCCTTATGCGGCATAGGGGTAATTGGTAGCCTTCGCGTTGATCGTGAACAGCGCGAATTCCTTGCCGGTTTCCTCAAGGTTAACGCCATGATAGAACACGTCATAGTACGCGTTCATATCGTTATTGCCGTCAATGCAGTTCGCGGTCGCCGGAATATCAAGACCCCCAGCACCGAACACGCAACTCGCGTGCACGAACACGTCTCCGACTGCCGTACCGTAAGGCATAGCAATCGTGAGCGTTTGCACGGTGGTTGATGTGCTGGTAGTGATAACCCTGTAATGACCTCGGCTCGCGCCACTCCTGCAATACGACATGCACAGGTCGTCTGCCATATCGGTAACTGCGTACCCGACATGGGTAAGGGTAGTGCCGGCAGCGTTCGCGGTCGTGATAACGCACTCGGTTAGTGCTGTCCCATAAGCCGCGTTGTAGATCGGACCCCTAACCAGCGTAATGTAGGGAAGGATGAGGGTTGTTTCCACCTCGCACGCCCCGACCGGATCGTTTGCTTGCTGCGCTGCAACCGTAGTGTCGTAGGTGCAGGTGTCGCCGTACCCGGTTACGCCACTCCACCCAGCATCGTTAATGATGTTACAGCCGGTGTTGATACCGATAAGCGGCTGATCGTTCTCGTTCGCCTCGGAAGCCACGTCTGCGATCTGCACGGCCCCACCAGTACCGGCCGCCAAGCCTGTCATAAGCAGTTGGCCGGTATAGCAAGTTTCGGCTATTTGCAGTTTTCTTACGACGGGAGCCCCGCCGATAAGACTGCCTCCATATTCAAAGCCTCCCATAAGATCACCTCTTTCGTTTTATTTCGGAAGCACTACTTGAAAAACCTGACCCCTCTTCCGAGGCCGTAACGCCTTCGGCATCCTATCAATGACCTTATCAAGCGTGGTGCCGCACTTCGGACAAATCCAAACCGCGTTTGTCCGAAACGACATCTCAGGCATGAGCGTCATTGCACTCAGTTCGCCCCGGTTTCGGCAATGGGGGCAAAAGGTGTAATCGATGGCGTCCAGGGTTCTTCGTTGTCTTCCGTCAACAATCATTTTGAGTTAAACTCCTGTTAGCGTGACGCGAGCGACCCGCAAAGCGGGCACCCGGTTGTCACGCTTGGTTGATACGCGACGGCGTATATCGTCACGGTCCCGGCTGTGGCTGCGTCCTCCGTGGTCAGGCTGTCGCTCGATGAGAGAGTCAGCGTGCCACGTGAAACGCCCATTGCCGCAATCGTGTACGTGCCGTCATTTGTTGCGCTCGTCGTCGCTATCTTAATTGGCTGCCCGCTCTTGAAGTGACAAGCCGTGAAACGATTTGCCGAATCAGAAATCGTCGCGGGGTCATCCCCAGCAGCGGCAGTGAATGAGATAGTCGTCGACTCGTATTGCTCATCGGTAGCCCACGACGCCGGGGTCGGGGTCGCGTTGCTACCGTAATCGCCTAGTTTAGTTTTCTTGCGGGTCAGTTCCGGGTCCGTTTTCTTGGTGCACAGGAACCCGCAAACCTTGCACCTATAGGCCAAATCGGTTATTTTAGGGACATCCTTCATTCAGCTCCTAAAACCTTTGCCATTTCCTCGTCTGAATAGCCCCAGCGCTTCGCAGCGCTCCGTGCTAGGCCGGACACTTTACCGAGCTTCACCTTTGGTGCCGGGGCCGCCGCAGGGGGCGCAATCCCGCCCTTTGGTGTCCCGGTCGGCTTATTCCCGGCCAGCGGGTTCTTCGGCTGTGTCATGCGCCTGGTAAGCACGTTCGCTTTCGCCATGGACACCGCTACGGCAGCCGCCGTCTCGGGGTCCAGGTTACGGTTAATCTGCACGCGCCCGGATTGAATCTCCTGCACGATCTCGTCTTTTATGCCAGCATCGGCCTGGACAACCGGGTCGCTGTCGATCATGGTCGTGCCGGTCCTATAGAGCGTATCGTTATATCTCTGCACCTGCGATACGCGCTGTTGGTACATGTAATCGAACCATTCGTTTGCGTTCTCTGCCGGGTCCGGGGCGCTCGGAGGTGTAGCCGTAGCAGGCTGTTGCACCATACTCTTCAAGTTTTCCATTAACTGTTGGTCGCGCCTACCGACCCAGGACTGCATCTTGTGAAGAATCTTCTCCTCTAACGAAACCTCCGGCTCTTGTTGCGGTGCCGCGGGTTCCCCAGCTGGTTCAGTTGTTCCGGGTGGCAGTGTCGGCTCTTCTTGAGGTTCCACCGCGCCAGGCTCTTGCCCTTCCGGGGGAGTTTCTGGACTGTTCTCGTCGCTCATAAAATCTCTCCTTTTGTGTTATTTTGATGCCATCTGTTCTTCGTGCTTCTCACCGGCGAGTACGATCTCCGCCCAGTCCTTGAGCAGATTGAACATCACGTGGATCTCAACGGCGTCCTTCTGAATACGTACAAGCTGCTCGTCGGTCGACTTTTCCGTGCAAGCGCCAATGATAGCGACCACCTTATCGCGGATTCGGTCAATCGCGTTGTTTAGGAGCGCCTTGCCCGCCGGGGTGTCCATCGCCTGCTTGATGACCCTCGATTTTAGAACCTGTGTCACAACCGCGTCCCGCGCCTCACCCTCGTAAAATGCGTTTATGTATTCTTCAAGCCTCATTTTTTACCTTCCCCACAACATCTTATAGTTTTTTGTAAACCAATCGGCCTCGTCGGGGTCGTCGAACTCTATATAATCCCCAGACTGCATGACATTCTTAAATGCCGTATCCGGGTCTTGCTGCTCTAGTTCGCCTTTTTTATTCATAAGAACAGTCGGATAGGCATAGTATTTGCCGTCTTGTTCGCCCCACGCCATTAAGTGTGTCGCCTTTGTCCCATCCCCAAGATCGAGCGTTGGGTATTTGCTAGGGTTAAGAATCCTTTGGACAAACTCCTTGTCTTTGTTTTTGTCCAAAAGCTCTAGCAGCTTCTTATAGTCCACCTACATGACCCCCCTGACTGCCTGTTCAACCCCAGGCTGTGGCATCCCGTACTGATTCTGTGCTCCACCACCCACGGCGTTCGGGGTGGGCGCTTGCCCCTGCCCGCCCTGCCCCTGCTTCATGCTGGTAGCGAGCTGGTAAAGGACATTCGCTTCCGGGCTTTCCTCAAACATGAATTTCTTGAAATGCTTGAACTCGCCGCCCATGAGCTCCAAGACCTGCCCCATAATATAATTGACCACCATCGGGGTCTTCGGGTTGGGTATTGACACCACCCGACCAAGGAGCTGGTCGTACATCTTGACCTTGAACTGCTTGGACTCCTCCGTTTCTATCGATTGACTGACCGGCTCGAACCTGTCGTCCCGCTTCGGGTTGTAGAAGTACGCGTCCTGCCCGATCAATTCCATGAGCGTTTGGGGAAGCATGAAGTCGTTACAGAGCGTTAGGAGCATATCGTAGAACTCGGTGAACCCCACGTACTCGAGGGTTGAGGTCTTGAGCGACATGCGGATGTCCGCCCGCTGGTCCATGATAGCACCAACCGTGGCGGTCTCTCGCCTATCGCCGGACATCCCGCGGAAGTTCGCCCCGGCTGCCATGGCGTCGTCCATCCGACCGGCGAGCGTGTTCAACTGCACCATTGCCCCCTGGATGTCGTCCTTGATCGGGAACTCCTGGAGGTCGTCAATGTTTTCGAGCAGGATGGCGCGGTTCGGGGAAAGCTGTATGTTCTCGTCAATCCCGGACCAGCGCTTCGCCTTAAAGCTCAACCGGGTTGCCATCTCGGTCCTGAAGGCCGATAGGTTGAACGTATCGTTTAGCGCAATCTGAAGCTCCTTTGAGGTCTCCCCGTCCCCGAACCCGGAGTCGCGCACCCCGTCTACGTAGCACAGGAACCGTACCGCCGGGCGCTTCGAGTGGGGGGACTTCTGGAACCGGATCAGCTCGACGGGGTCCCCGCCCGTAGCGCTTGCCGTGTAGGTGATGATCCCTTCCAGGTGCTCAACGTCCGGGTCCAGCTTGCCCGTGTCGTCAATACCGGGCTTGTAGCCCGTGACGGTGCCGTCCTCTGCCGTGATCGGGATCATCGGCCAGGCCCCCCAGCGCTCCAGCACCCTAAAGGAAGGGGATACCCGAACGGTAGACTCCTCAGCCTTCTTATCAACACTGTGCGGCTTGTTCTTCTCGGTCGGGTCCGGGATGGGCTCGATGTCCTTCAGCCGGTCCAGGTTAAAGTACCCCATCCGCTTCTCGTCGCGCTTCAGGTCGTCGTAGGTCATCTCAGACTCGAAATAGATGTATTCCTTGTCCTGAAGGCTGTAGGCGTACTTCTGGTCGTAATAGACGTTCGTGATCGGGTAAACATCAAACGTGGGTCGGTCCTTGATAATCTTGTCCTGGTACACCGGCTTTTGGGTAACCACCTTACCGGGCATCTGCGAGTAGGGGTCCTTGAACGGGGTGCCGTCAGAGGCTAGGATGTTCCCGTCGTCGTCCTTTGCGTACTCGACCGACGGCTGATAACCGGCAAGCACCTTCTCGATCTGCTGGTCGTAGCCGCCCTTGATAACGCCGAACCCGCCCGGCGTGACGAACATTAAGAGTCTGCATAGCTTATGAAAGTAGTGAGCGTCCTTCTCACCAAGGAGGGTATTCAGCAGCCGCTTGCTCGCCCGCCCCTCGGCAACGTCTCGTGGGTCGTCAGAGTTCACACGGGTCTCGACAAAGTCCCGGCTCTGGAAATACTGTGCCACGAAATTCCCGATCTGCGTTAAAAGCCGTGTCGTAAACTCAGGCAAGAAGATGTCCGGCTCGTAGTCCTTTTTCTTGGCCCGCTGGCAATGAATCATGTCGTAAAAGTCCCGGAAAGCGTCATGGAACGGCTCCATGTTGCGCTTCGCGACCGAGAACTCGCGGTCCAGCCAGTCAAGAACATGCTCTTGAAGCTCGTCGGAGAACGGCGCGTCCGTAGGGATGTCCTTCCCGGCCTTATCCTTGCTTCCCTTGCCCTTGTTAAAGTATTTGCTCATGCAGCTACCCTCTTTTATTACCTGTCTGACAACACGCGCAACAACAGCTTACCAAAAGTCTCTTGGTCCTCGGTCGGCACGATAGACGGGTCTTTAGAGATTATCCTGCCTACAATGCTTTGCTTAATTGCGTCCAAATCGCCCTCATACGGAGTACCGGAAAAGTATTTCATCTGTTCGTCTGTCACCTTAAAGCCGGGGACAATTTTGTTTTGCATCATAAAAAGGCGTGCCGCCTCGTTTTGCGTTACGGCAGTACGCTCCTCGTCAGACAGTTTAGCATACGGGTTTAATATGATAGCGCCGTCTTCAGCCGCCATCCCAGTCGTTGATAGATTCTTTTTGAAATATTCATCTTCGCCTGGGAACAGCTTTTTTCGTATGGGGAACCCCCACACATCACTCATGCAGCTACCCTCTTTTGGCCCTCAAAAAACCGCTTGGCGCTAAACTCGTCCCGCTTTAACCCCTGGTCGTACCAGCACGGGTTCAGCCCGCCTAAGAACTCAAGATTTCTGCAAAAATCCGACCATTTCTCGCTCGGTCTCTTGGTCGTTTTGGTCGCTTTCACGTGCTCCTGCTTCCAGTCCACCATACGCCAGTTGCGGAAATGCTCGATGTGGCCCTTACAGTTATCGAAGAACCACAGCGTGGGCAGGTAGCGCCCGAACCGGTGGTCCAGAACCCCGTTCTTGTTCAGGTTATTGCCCGGCACCCCGCAAGAAAGGGCGTTCTTGAGCCTCAGCTTGATGTTCATCCTCCCCTGCTCGTTCTTCGTGTCCGCCGGGGAACACTTCCTCAAGCCGTACTCCCCCATCGTGATGTCGTCAAACACCGAGAACCCGGTGTTCGGCTGCTTCACCTTGGCAAGCGGGTCGATCAGGGTCGTTCGAGCGTACTCGTCCTCCTCCTCAAGCAAGGACTCCGCCTTAATCTGGTCCCGTAAATCAATGTCCGTCATGTTATCGTGTGTCGCGATCATCTCGTTCCAGACGAACCACTCATGCGTAGGGGTCACGGCCACCCAGCTCACGAACCACGGCTTGGAGGGGTGGAAATCTATCATTCTATAGTGCCAGTAATAACGAAACACGCTCGCGTCCCACCGTTTCTCCCACGGGATCACGTGCACGGTCTCCTCGAACGACTTGTAAATCCGCCCGGACACCTGCCTAAACACCCCGTAACGCCTCATGGCGAGGTCATCATCGTCCCCCCAGGTTTGCGCGAGCCGATCCACGGCGCTCTTCGTTAAAACAGGGTTATCGTCCGTCGCCCAACAGAAAACCTCGATCCCGCTATCTATGTCGTGCTCCTCTACCGGCGGGAAGTTGAACTTCTCGCAAATCGTGGCACTCCGATACACCTTCGCCGCTCGGCGCCAGATGTTGTCGTACGTCCAGTCAAGACCACGGACAGGCGTTAATGTAATGGTCGTGTCACCGCCCGTCCCCTGAGACGCAGGACGGGCCAGCCGCGCCTGGCACTCGTCCCACTTGACCTTCTCGATCTCCTCGTCCTGATAGTACGCCGACCGCTGTACCGACATGAAAGCGTCAATGTCCTGCTTTTTACTCAAGAACTCGATCTTCTTGTCCGCCCCGCCCTTGAAGTCCCGGATAATCACGTGCGGGTTCCGGCTCGTTAAATCCTTCTTTATGTACTCCCTCGGCATCAACCGCATGAACTCCACGTACTGCTGGTTCTCCTGGTCCTCGTCGTTCTTCGGCAAGCACTTAGAGACGCACCTAATAGGGTCGCTCAACCTATTCCTGCTCTCAACCGGGTGCACCCCCATCAACCGCAGCACGGCGTCCATCATGGCCGTTGCCGTCCCCCCGCCCTGGTTGCCCTTTATCACCGCCCGCACCGGCGCCTCAGAGTACAAATACTTCGCCGCTATCGGGTGCCATGTGTACCCGTACAGGTTCTCGTACTCGTGTACGTTCGCAATGGCCGCTTCCGGCATATCCACTCCGCACTACCGATCAATCATCACCAGGAACCCCGACGGCTAGAAGCCCCTTATTTATAAAGTACACAAAAGGGCAATCCCTCTCGGAACATTCCTTGTCGATAGCCCTACAGTAAATATCGGTGTAACATGCGTATTCCCCACCGAATTGCACCCCATGTATGTCTATCAACCTTTCGTGCCCAATGGTGCCATCCGACCTATACTGGCAAGGACAATCATCGTACTTGTCTGCCCAAATATCAGCCATGCCTAGCCCCGCTTTCGGCCCTCTTCAATAGTTCATCTAAACACATTTCCTTGAATTGTGCCCCACGCCCGTCCGCAGTCAAAAGACTACGACGCAGGTCGGCGTTGCTGGCAGTAGCCACCTTATCAGCCTTATTTAACCAGATCGCCGCTTCCGGCATTAGCCTACCCCTTCTTGGCCTTCCGCTTCCTAGACTTCCCCGCCTTCTTCAACGCAATCGCCACGGCTTGCTTCTGCGGCCTGCCACTCTTCACAAGCTCGCTGACGTTAGAACTCACCGTTTTCCGGCTCTTACCCTTCTTAAGTGGCATATCCCCACCCCCCTACCTGTAACTAAACCCGATCACCAGCCCGGCTACCACAAACGCCGCCACCAACACCAACGCCTGTATCGCATCCTTCAACGTCACCCGGCGCGGACCCTCACTCATCGTCCAGCATCCCGGCAAAGTCGTCCACGTTCCCACGCTCACCTTGTATAAATTTCTGTTCCTCAAAATCGTTAATCGCCCGGAAACCCCCTATTTTGCCCCGCGTGCCGGTTTTGGGCATGCGGGAAACCGGCACACTACTAAATACTGAAGATACTAATATCGGAAATTCGTGGATTACGTACTCAACCACCAAAAACCGGTTGTTCTCACCCTTCGCCTGTACCCTCTCCAAATACCCAAACTTGATTAACTCCCGTATCCCACTGTACGTGCTCTTCTCCCCGTTCGACGCGTGCCTCGCTATCTCCCTCGGGTGCACCTCCCAGTTGTCGGGTAATGATAATAAATAGGCCAATAAACCCTTGGCCTTCCACGATAAGTTGCCATCGCCCAATGCAAACTTGTTGATCTGCACATATGGGTTGTCCCGATTCTTCGGTGTACGGATTATCATATTTGCACTATCTCCCGTATTCTATACGTGGACACCGTAACCCCCTATTTTCTCACAACTTCGTCCGTTTTGCGGTTTTCCGAAAACGGATAAGTAGCCCCTACTAAATACTGAATTAAGTATGTCCTCGGATTCTGATAATGCCTGAATTACGGAATTGTAATAAGCTGAATCTACCCTCTCTGTGTGGGGAGGAAATAGAGATAATCTCACGAGAAGCTCTGTCCGGTCCTCCCCCCGGTCCCCGATGGCCACCCCTAGGCCTTGATGAGCACATATGCCACTGACATGAAGGTGCAGGCCGCCGCTACTTGAGACACAATTAAGCGTCAAATTCTCCAATGATTTCAACAATGTTAACATATTGTCTATTATCAGACGCTTATTTCTCATTATCCTGCACTATCAAAGAGTTATCTGTTTCCTGCTCACCTGCCTCCAGGTCCCGCTGCCGCTTGAGGTCCAGCCATGACCGCAAAGCATCCGTGTCTGCAGCAAGCGTAGACCCCTGCATGTTCGCCTGAAGGATCTGATTAATAACCACCGACTGCGTGTGTGAAGGAGCCATGCCGGCTATTTGCATGATTCTCTGCTCTTTTTTATCTGCGAGTGCGAGTATTTCCGATGGTCCGATACCGAGGATATCTAGGTTAGCTTTGACGTTCAGTGCTTCGCCGGTGACGGATTTGACGGCTTGGAGGATAATGTTGGCCAAGTAGATTGTTTGGAGTTGATTTGCGCAAACGAGTGGCAGGGTATCTGTGAGCATGGCCAGGGTACGGTCTTCGATTTCTTTGCGGTAATTTTGAGCCAGGGCGTTGATGGTTTGGCGTGAGCGGCCTACGGCGATGGCGACATCTTGCTGGGTATGACCTTGACCTAGGAGTTCGACTGCTTTGGTAATGACGGAGGCTTTTTGAGTGGTTGCTCTACCCATTTTGTAGGTGTCCGTGTTTGTCTATAGGTTTGGGACTGACGATATTATAGGTGTTGAGGTGTTTGTCAAGGACTATTTTGTAATGGGGTGTGTATTCGTACACAAGCGGGGTGAAACGCCCCGTTTTGCTTGTCGGTTCCTCATGAGTTAAATCAAGTAGTTGCATGGAACAGTGGCGAATATAAGCAAGTGGTGTGCCATGCTGAAAATAATTATATTGAGTCTTATTGGGCAGTTACGATTTTAGGCATGAAGTTGGGGTGTATGGCATGGGGATTGCTGTATAGGTCAATATCTAACAACCCTAACAGGAGAGCAAAATGGATATTGAAGGAATCGCAATTTGGGCAGTAGCGGTATTAGTGCCGGTGATTGCGGCGGCGATTGTAGTTTTTGCATTGTATCAAATCAGCTTATTATAGGTCAATATCTAACAACCCTAACAGGAGAGTAAGATGGATAGAACGATCTTCATCAGAAAGCTGACGGGGCTCAAGAACATCAGGACGGTTGTTTATGACGGGACGGTGGACGGGACCAACTATTATTTCATCGTTTACAGGGACGGGCGGACGGGCAGGATAGCGGCATACACGGGGGCAAGCGGGCGGATTGAGTGGCACATCGCATAGGCAGGGCATGGGAGCGCGGGATAACATAAACTTAGGGGAGGGGAAAGACATGGACGAAACAGGAACAGTAACAAAAGAGCTGGTAAAGGCACTGAGGAAAGAAGCCTCTGCGGTTTCTATCAGGATCGAAGGGAAATCGGCAAAGATCACGGTATCGGTCAAGGTGAAGATCCCTAAGGGATTCGAAGGGGACGATACGGCGAGGCAAGAATTCAACGGATTCCGGGGAATGTTACCAGAAGGCAAAAGCAAGGCATACTTTTCTGACATCTTTTACGAGCCCACAAGAGGAAACTTTGGGGCTCTTGGGCTCATTATCCGTGAAGGGGACGAATTGACTTTTCGTGCATCTGATAACCAAAACGGATATTTGGAACACGCCCGGATCAACGGATCTGATTTGAAGTATACAAACGGATACATTCACCCTGATTACACGGGAATCCACAATGACACCTTGACGGTACAAGTTATGAGAAATGGCAAATGTGTCATCCGTGGCTTTGAGATTGACTCAAGGCAATGTCCCGACAATTCAGCGAGGGCTATCGAATAGCGTGACCTTTTATTCTGCCTATCCTGCGGGGTAGGCAGAAATAGAGGGTCAAGCAAGGACAACTAGCAAGGGAGGGGGACATCATGAACAGAATCACACAAAGGGACTTGGAAGCATTGGTAAGACGACTGAATGTTATTGCGGGACACGGGACAGCCCCTAAGTATTCCACCATTGGGGCATACTGCCTTGATTATGCTTATGGCGGGGTAAGTCTTGAAAGGTACATGAACGAGCAAGGCGGAGTTGACGACATTTTCCGGTGTGGGCATATCACGAAAAGAGACCTTTACAACCGGATCTGTGCTTATTTAGCTGGTATGTGTGACTAGGCACTTTAAGCCCCCGGCCGGGGGCGAAGCCGGCCAGGGAGGGGAAGCAAGATGAAATGGAACGATAGGCTCACAAAAACAGAGCGGCGGCACTTGCGGGAGTCCGGGTGCCTTACCCTTGCGGCATTCGTTCGGACAGTTGAGGCACAAAAAGCAACGAGACGAGCCAACAACGACAACCCAGCACTTGAGCCCTGCTGGGAGTGTCGACGAATTGCTCAAAAATTAAACTTGGAGGTGTAACGATGGGAATCATCAGTGAGGGATTGCGGCACCAAGCGGTATGCCATGCGGCAAAAATGGGGGAGGTCACAGCGCGTGAGAGATACGCGTTATTGAGCCCGCTAGCGGAGGAGGAGGCAAAGATCCGCTTAGTCCGTGACATGATCGCGAGCAGGAAAGCGGAAAGAGGCTACAAGGTGGACGACGAGCCCGATGGGGATAGCTTTGTCGCGTTTTGTTGGTTCTTGGCGGGCGTGATTGCGACGAGCATCCTGATATTGGGTGCCTGGGTGCGATTTGGAGGGTGACATCATGAGAATCCGATACGTGCAAGAGATCACGCAGGGGCCGATTGGCTGCTCTATGTGCGAGCTGGACCGGGCTGAGACTGCGGCGAAATTTCGAGACAGCCGGGCTATTGGGTTTTATCACATGCTGGCAGATCGGTTACCGGTAAATCTGCCTTTGTGCAGGTTTCACGCGGCGCAAGCGGGGGCCGGGACGCTGGACTTGGGGCACTGGACGCGGCCAAGGAGGGGGAAATGAGACAAAGAAACTACCACATTGCACAGCACGCCCGGCGATTGCTATGGTTGATGGAGCAACCAAGTGCGTGCGGTATTTGTCCGGCGACTGACGCAAGGGGGTTTTTTTCGAAGTGGTGCCAATCACGGGATTTTGAATATCGCTTGTTTAGCCGGGACTCACCGCCCAATATCGCTTGTATTGTTTGCAGAAAAGTAATCGGGATGACAGAGCCGTATGGTTTTCTTTGCCCTTGTCTTAACCTCGGACGTCATAGGGCCGCAAAGCGAACATGGCTATGGCTTGAAGAAAGTGGATATTTGGCCATGGCTCCGAAGTATTCGGAATAGCCGAACAAAAATAGCCCCTGTCAGATCGGCGGGGGCTTTTACGGAAAGGGGGACCACGACGGTCCCCCTTTTGCCCCTCTGTTAGCCCACTAGATGAAGATCCCCAAGTTTTTTTTCTGCAATCGAGTTTTAGGTAAACATGATTTGGATTCATCCCATAAGGACACGAACCCGTTGGATGTTATGAGGGGCGCGTTTTTAAAAGCACAAACTTGGCTGAAACGGTTTTTCGAGCTTATTGTTTTTAGCCCAATTTTCCTCGGCCAACAACGGCCTGAGATTTTTTAACGACCAGCACCTCTTAAAGTCCAAATCCTCTGGCTTAGTAAAGTTAAAGGCTGAGATAGGGACAATGTGGTCTATATGCCAAACCGGCCCGTAGTTCTCCCAAGACATCTCTGGGGTGAACTGTTTTTCCAAGTGTTTTTTAAGCTGAAGACATGTAAATCCGAGAAGCCTCTCCCAGCTTTGGCCGTTTTTCCCATAAGACAAAGATTTCCTAACTCTCTTGCCGGTATTTCTTGCCAGCCGAAAGCATGGGTTTTTATTATACATTCTGCGCATACATTCTCTGGCATTTTTTCTTTGTCTTTCTGGGTTCTTTCTTTTCCACTCGTTTCTTCTCTCTCTAATTCTTTCTTTATTATTTTCACTCCATCGCTTTTTCTGTTCTCTTTTCTTCTCTTTATTCCGCTTTACCCACTCGCTAACATATTTTTTCATACAATCCTTACAATAAGAATTCCGCCTTTTCTTTCGTTTTTTTTCAACATAAAACTCCGTGATCGGCTTTATTATATGACATTTACCGCATTCTTTTTCGATCATCACACCCTCCCAAAAAAGAAAGGGACACTCAAACTGGCTGGGTGTGAAGGAGCCACCAAGATGGCCTTCGCCTGCTTGAATATCCCTTACGTATTTCGGAAGTCTTCATACCATCACACCCAAGACCCATCCTATCCTTCTTGAATTGATCTGTCAAGGTGTAACTAGCTTAATTCGGTTTTCCAGTGTTTTTCTTCCGCTAACCCTGTGCAGCCTTGCCGGTGGTCTCTTCATACTGAACACCTCGTCTCTTTTCTTAACTTCACAGGCATGGCACAGCGGGCCTTTGGTGTACGAGCTCAGGGGCTTACCGCAGTCACATCGACGGCCAGGCTTGTATGTTTTCACCGGGCGCTCACCGCCGACCTGTGGCCTATGGATGGGCGTAGTATCCGGGGCCTTCTTAGGCACAACGGCGCCTGCTTTTGCGGCAGCAATGTGTTTCCACTTCCGGTGCTGTTCCTTGTATGCCACGGGCGAGCAGGCCGGGCAATACTTGCGGTTATTCAGGCGCTTACCTGTGACGCCTTGGATGGGACCACCACAACGGGCGCAGATCCTAGTGTGTGCTTGTGGTTTCACGGCTTGTCCTCCTCAATATCCGCAATCCACGGCTGCCGGGCGCAGCCCCACTCGACGGTGTGCGATTCCGTGTCGTCAATGTCGAGCAGGGGGCACCACGAGCCACAAAGCGTTTCTCGATCTCGCTGAGCCCATGGGCATAACAGGTCTTGACCATCGCGCTTTAGATATTGTGCTGTACCGCCTCCATCCCAAACCTTGACTTTCATGACTTTTTCTCCTTTTTAGGCTTAACTGGCCTCGGGCACGGCCACTCAATGGTCACGCGGCATCCTACCGGCGGCCACTTATGAGCGTATCCAGACACCTTGCGGCCCTTATACTTGCGCACGTCATAGAGCAAACTAAACCCGTCAGGGTCCGTCCTGTCTGCCAAATCATAGTCGATCCATCCATACGTGACCTGTTTTCTCTGTTTCATGATTCCCTTCCTTTCATCTCATCAGCGCCATGGCCGTGAGCTTGTGCTGGGCAATAAGATCAAGCTGTTTAAGTGTTGGGTCTTCAATCGTGCAAAGCAACCCTGTTACCGGGCACTTAAATGAGACTTTATTTTGCTTTTTCGGCTTAGGTGTTAATTTTTCCTCTTTTTTCATAAAAGACCCCTCGTGCGAACGTTTTTAGACATTACCAATAAATGGAGGATAGGTTGTTATTAACCAAAAAGGGTTGTTCGCCCGGGACGCTCCTGCGATGCATATTTCACCCTTCCTTGACATCCACGGGGGTATTCTTCACCCCCTTTTTCTGAAATGGTCGAAAAGGATAAAGAGGGCAGGTCGGGATAATACAGTTTCTAGCCTCTACGACCGAGCCACCAGAACAGTCTAAACAGTGATACTTAATTGCTGATTTTTGGGTTAATAATTTTGTATCTGTAAAAAGTTCAATCTTTTGTCCCTTGGCCCGTACATATTCAAACGTATGCATAATCGCCATAATTCACCTCCAAAACACAAAAAGCCCCTAATGGGAGGTCGGGCTGCGAGACCCGCCAAACCTTTCGGTTTGGACCATTAGGAGCTTCTTCTATTCTGGTTGATTCACACATCCCGCAGTTACCTCTAGCCATTTGGCTTCCTCTAAGCTATCCGCCAGCTTGATCGTTGTCAAGCGATTTTTCTTCCTTCTCGTGACATTCCTTGCACAGCGTTGATTATATAATCTCTACCGCATCCAAGAAATATTTTGGGAACAACGACTGTCTCCCGGTTATGAGCTTAAACGCTTGAGAGTCTAAAACGTAATTCTCGCACCAGTCGTCCTTGTGCCGGACCCCGCGCCCGCAGGCTTGAACGATCTGTTGGGCACACTGTGAGGCGTACCATTTTTTACCGAGGGTGGACGAGTACGTCCGGGCGTTAATCATCTTGTCAGCTATGGAAAGGTACGGGGCCTTGGCGATGATAGAGAACCTACACTCGTCATCCGGGAGGTCTAAACCGCGAACGGAAGACGGAGAAACTAGGACTGAGTTCTCGATATTGTAGAAGTCCTGCATTATAGCGGTCTTATCTACACCGTTTTCGTGGGATATAAGCCGTGGGTCTTTAAGTGCCATGACCGCACGAGCAACCTTCCAAGAGGATGTATGTATGATTCCGTGCTGATTCGGGTACTTAAGAAGAATCTCGGATATTCGATCAATAACTTTCGGTAGATCATGATCGATAGTTTTATAGGATAAGTCTCCAACCGGGTCGAGATAAACCGGACGGTGGGCAGGATCAAACGCAGTGGTCACTTCCCAATAGTCTATGTCTCCAGGAGACACGCCGAGAGTCATGGCGAGCACGTCCGCAGGCGGGAAGGTCGCGGAGGTCAGGATGAACTTCTCGGCGTGCCGGAAAAAGAACGGGGTCGAAAGGGATTCTTGGAGCCAGGTGGGCTTGAACGACCACCCGGAGCCGGAGTAGGAAGACGAGGACGTGTCGGAGAATAACCAGTTAGCGTCTACGGTAGAGATAAAAATATCTAACTTTGCTGATAGGTTAGTCAAGGTCTTATGTTTACGAATCGTAGCGGTTTGAATATCATCGTCTGAGGTGTATTCTAGCTCTCGTTCTAGTGCAAGTGTTTGTTTTTTAATAATATCCCGTGTGTAGAGTGCCCAGTCGGACCAGGAAGAAAGCCCGTCTTTCGCGGTAGACGTAACGTATCGAGGAGGATCAAGGTGCAGCTCGTATATCTGCTTGTTTGAAATATCCAGGGAGATGAAGCTGGTCAGGAGCCCGTCCAGGGTGTCCGCCTCATCGCAGATCATAACCGGGTACTCGGAGAATGTGCCGACATAGTTGGCTTCGTATAAAAAGTATGCGTAGTTCAAGACCTGGTACGGGTACTGCGCAACCTCGCACTTCTGAACCTCGTAATTGCAGGACGTTGAGCACCGCTTGCCTTTGTACTGACACGGGGTGGACTCGGTATGCGTGCAGTCAGCGGCGGACCGACCGTGGACTAGGTTACATGGAAAATTGTTCCGACCCTTCATAACCTTGACCTCCGGGAAGTCGTGCCGAAGTTGCTCCTGAAGTTGCTTCGAAGAACATAGGTAACAAAACCGATTGTGAAGCCTACCGACGATCATGTTCGTGAGAGACTTCCCGAACCCGGTCGGAGCACAAATAACTACAATCTTTTTTTCGGACTCGTAAGCCCTCTTGATGATGTCCAACTGAGAGGGCCGGAATCCTTCGGAGCGGAATTTAGAGAATGTGTTTTTCGCATCAATGATTTTCGACTTATCTAACGTGTTTTTCATCTATGTTTTTCCCCCATATCCCCCCCTGCACCCCCTATTTAACTTATATTATACTCCTTATAGCAGTTAGGGCCTAACTAGACTCTCTTATTCTTTGACTCTTTGAATCTGCATAGGGCAACTAGACTCTCTGAATTTGAGAATATGAGAGTCTATGAATCTCTGAATCTGAGAGTCTAAATTCATGCAATAGACAGAAATCATTCTATAATTACCCCTTTTTCTCTCTACCACCAATCGGTGATTTACATTCATATAAACTGCTCACCACCCCACCACTCATCACTTGATAAATTTTGTGTTCCGCCGCTTTGTGGATTTCCGGGGACATCATATCGAGAATTTCATCGATTTTTTCGTCTCTTTGCACAGCAGAAAGTAACCCCATTTCGAACCCTTTTTTGTATTTCACGGCTATGTCAACCACGGCGTCAAGCTCAAGCATTTCTTGAGTGAATTTTGCGTGCTTTAAGAGAATTTTGAAAAGCCCGTCGATCCGACTCGTGTCCTGCCCGGAAAGTTTAACGAGATTATATAAAATCATCATACCGAGGTAATGAGATGCTCGATGCACATCAGTAAAGGACTTGAAACGTGTAGAGTGAGATACAATTTCTTCGGCCATCTCGTGCAGTCGCAAGAATACTCGAAGAGTTAATTGATACATCGTTTCACCTTTTATGTACCGCGTAATAATTGGAATATCGTCTATCGGTACAGCCCTTGCCATTGTCTCAGCCCAGGTTGTCTCCGTCTCCTTAGTTAAATCCATTCCCTTCTTTCGCTTCTTCACTAGCTTCATGTGTTACCTCCTGTATTTATTCCGTGATCCTAAATGCTTGGCTATTTTCTTGTGGTCCTTAATACCGTACTCCTTACAAACTTTCCAAATGTATAACCCAATCGGGCAGTCTACGAGCTTATGCTTCATGCTATACGCAATCTCATCCGCAACGGTCTGTTCATGAGAGGTAAGATTATCAACAGGATATAACGAATCCTTAAAGTCTTTCGTTAAAGATAATCCCGAACCCTTTGGTTTACTTAGCTTCACGCATCACCCTGAAGAATTTAATGGCCCGATCAAGCACCCACCGAGAAATATCGTCACGGGATTTTGAGTAATATACATGAACACCGTACCGGACCTCAAAGGATACTAAGGCTTGGCGGGCGACCTCTGGAGGTACACGGCTCATCATGTAGCCGGCGAGCAGGTCTAATTCTGTAGTTTCTATCACGAGCCCGACCCAGGACATAGCGGAGAATGTCTCCATCTTGCGGATGGTTTTATCCCGGTCCTTCCCGATATAGGCGTAGAAGTCCGAGATCCCCTTACGCTCGATACAGAACTTGGACTCGAACCCTTTTATAGAATAGTCCCCGGCGGATAGCGTATCGGTTGTAACGATAAGACCTTTCGGGGGGCGGGAGAATAACGGGCGCTGCTCGCGCGTGTCAGAGATTAGGATAAACCCGTCCGGGAACTTAAACGGCTTTAGGGATGGCTTATCTAGCACCTGACGCTTGCGAAGGTTCATAAGAAACAAGCCGAGGTATTCGGACCGCCTCGGCAGCGGGATGTAGGGTCACGGAACAGGGTTAGGATGTTACCAGTCCGCACCAGCCGGGGCAGCCTTCGGGGCCGTTGCTTTCGAGGTAGTCTTTGCCGGGTACACACCCGTTATATTGAATCTATCCTTGTCCTTCGAGTCTTTCTTCTTCTCCCCAGAAATTCGGAGGAACTTGCCGACCAACCGCAACTTGAGGTCGCCCAGGAACTTCTCGTTGAACGGGTCTACATCCCCCTGGTACTTCTTGGCAAACCCGTCCAAAAGGTCCGTGCAGTTCAGGAGGTTCACGAGCTGAGCGTCCCCGAACTGGATGTGCTTGCCCTCCTTCGAGGTCAGCATGATAAAGTACGTAACCTTACGGTCGATGGATTCCTCAGAACCCTTACCGTTCACCACCGAGTCCACCCGAAGAGGAACCATGACCGCCCGCGCTTGAGACTCTTCCGGCTTCCACAGATCAATACCTTCTGTAATTTGCATAATGTACTCGCCAGTCTCGGGAACTGCAAACCCGAGTTCCATGCCTTCGTCTTTTGGTTTCTTGCTAAGATCCATACGTTTTCTCCTTTCAAGTTAGCTTGATTAAACAGATAGAATTTTTGCCAGATTCAACGGCCCGGACTTCTTGTTACCCGGCCCGGTGTACTTCGCTACAAACGAGTCGTCCGGGGACTCGAACTGTACATACGGCGGGTAAACGATCTTACCTTCCTCGTCTACACGAGACGTAACGAGCCCGATCAGGTCAAAGAACCCAGGCATGTTAGCCGGAAATTCCTTGCCTTTTAACGCTGGTGCCGCTGCAAGAGTTCTGTTCCAGGTCGGGTTCTCAACCAACCGAGCTGTTGCGATAATGACTTTACCGATTGTCGACAGCTTGCACAGCATGTCCGTCATACGAAACATCTGAGACGCTAAACCACCGTAGCCTTCCAGAGACATCTTGGCTTCGTTGATCAACGGCTTACGGCGCTTCTCCTCATCCGAGAACGTGTCAAATGTTTGGTCCTCGATCTCGGAAGATAACGAGATGTTCATCAGGTGACTATACGAGTCGATCACAACGGAATTGAACCGAGAAAAATTCTCCGTGTTTCTCAAAAAGTTCTTGAGGTCCGAGAAATTGTCTGTTACCATGATCTCAATGTCCAGGTCCGGGCGGTTGGCTGCTTCGAGAGACGGCACCAACGACCGAGGCTCGATTTGGATGTAGGCTATCGGGTCCGGGGCTCCGGCCAGGATTGAGACCGTTTTTCCAACACCGGCTTTTCCGTATAATAGTATGGATTTTCCGGTACGCTGGAGGTCTGCTTTCTTGATGATTCTCACGCGGGTTCACCTCCTTGTTTAGTAATTTCAAGCGTTTCACTGATAAAATCTTTATAAGAATTACAACTTCTAACCACGTCTATAAGAGAAATAAGGCCGTCTTGAATAGCAAGAATTTGTTTATAGGCTTCTTCATAATCCTTTTCAGGAATGATCCCTTGAAGAGGAAGGCTATAAATAACAGACTTGAAACTTTCAAGCTGCCCGATAATTCTAAAATCGTAACGCTGACCATTCTTGGGCCTTGCTTCTCATGTCATCTCACCTCCTTGTTCTTTGATTTCTACTGGTTGAACTACTTTCGGCTGCTTCTGAATTTGCTCGAATACCTCGTCGGACACTACCCCGTTGGCGCACACACTGACGTAATCGCACTCCCCAGGGCAATAGCACGACACCGTGTTGGTGTACCACCTCCCTTCCTGGATGCAGGTTTTTAACTCGTCTAATACAAACACGTACTGCTTGAATAGTCCGTCTAGATCAAACTCCGTTCGGTAAAACCTCTGGCCATACGTCTTATTCTTCCGATCCAGCCCGAGGAAGTACCAGCTCGGGCGCTTGCAAATGTCCTGGTACAACCGGTTCCCGTACTGCTCGTCGTCCTCGTCACTGTTCTTGCCCTTGCCGGTCTCTAACCCCGGCAACCGCACTACCTTCACATCCACGTACTCCCACAACTCGTTCGCCATGAAGTACGTCGCGCACTGGTGCTCAATGTTCTGCCGCTTCGTGTAAAAGTCCGGCCTGGCAGACAGTTTATCCTCATCGAAATGATCGTCATACGCCCGGTCTACGTACCCGGTCAAAATAGTCCCGTGTATAGGGTACGATACCCTCAACTGCGCTGTCCCCCCTGCCGGCCTAAGCTCCAGCTCTTTAGCCACCCGCGCAAGAGCTTTCACCTTTGAAATCGTTTGCCAAGTCGGGTCCGTACTTTTAATATACTCAGTCGGATCACCCGTCCTTAGCCAAGCATCCCACGTCCCGCCCGCCTTCATCGGCTCAGCCAGCATCTTAGGCTTACGTCTTAACCCAAGTATGTTCCGCAGGTAATACAACTCCCTGCACCGCATGAAATCGTGCAAGGAAGAGTATGACACACTCGGGAGCTTGTCCTTTAACGATTCGGTGCAAAGAAACTGCATAGGCATTGAACAAAACCCGGCACAAACAGGATCGTCAGGCGGGATAAAATACACGCAGGAACCGTTACGGTCACAATACATTTGACAAACAAGCTCGGGACGCGCTATGGATTGTATACCCATGACCAACCTCCTCTACAGGTTGTGTTGCGGGGAAGCGGGAACGGTGCCTGTAACACCAACCCCGCTTTTTTGTGGTAACGTGACATTGCTTTTATGATAGCTCAGGAAGCAATGTCAAGAGAAAAGTAAGCTACACCTCCCCCAGGGCTGCAATGGCCTCTTGGTGGATCTTCCTCAAGATGTCCCATAAGACAGCTTCCGGTAAATCGAGCATTAAAGGCGTTGACATTGCCCGTATCGCCTTCATCCTGATCTTTAGCCGGTCCAAGGCGTCCTGGTCCTGCCTGAGCTTGGCAATGTACACGTCGTATGCGTCCATAAGCCTACTCCTTTCGAAACATTACCTTTCGCCCTTTATCGTTCCGCACCTCAATAACCACATTGCACGGGACGTCCGCGTTCCGAATAAGCTCGTACTTACCGTTCTTTCGGTGGATCACCTTAATGATGATCGTGCCGTTCTTGTCTTTGATCGTGACCGATTTCAAATGTCGTCCTTTCAAGAGATCCCGTTCCCGGTTGTCGAGGGGATCGACGGCCCCGGGAGGAGGGGATGGGGCGTGCCGGAGCGGGAAAGGGTTAATCATTCGGCTTTTGTTAGGTATTCTTCGTGCCCTTTGTGCTGAGAAAACCCGAGAATACGCATTGTTTTATGAACGATACCGTGGCATTTTCTACATAACAACCACACATCCCAGGGGTCATCGTAATCGTTGTGATGCATTATTTTAAAGAATTCTTCATGCGGACAGTTGAAGGAAATCTGCAGCAAGTCTTTTCTGGCTCTCATTTGGTGTTGAGCCCGAAGAACATAGCGCGCTCGCTCCAGCGGTTTCTTGCTATTTTTATCGAAATAATTGCAACGATAGCAATATTTATAAGCTGGAATACACCGCCGCATCTTGCCATTGCGAACCCTTCTGTATTCCAGATCCATGTATTCTCCGCACTTTTTACACCGCCTTTTCGATTTCAAATGTCCTCCATCTCAATCAGTTTCACCCGCATTTTGATGAGTTTTGCAAGGCTTTCACCAATGTTTTCCCCTTTGCGCACATAATACAATTGCCTCTGCTTGATACCGAGCACCCGGGCTGCCTCTGCCAACGTACCGTATTTCTTAACCAAAATGTCTATTTCTTTTTTCATGCCTTCATTTTAGCAAAAGCAGGCCGCCTGTCAAGACTTATTTTTGCACTTCTTGCAAAATAATTGTTGACACGTAGGCATGGTGGGCATATCATTCATCCTACATCGGCCCGGCTCTCGCCACTACCCCATCAAGGGGCCATGGGCCGAGGCATCTTGGCCTCTCACGAGCGTCCAACGCGACCTCAAGGGTCAGCCAGGGTGCCAACGACATGGTGGGTTGCCCGTGTTGGGGTGGCTGAGAAAAAAATATCTTGGATGAAAGGAGGAAACAGTGGGCACAAGAGCAGACTTTTACGTCGGGCGCGGCAAGGCTGCCCGATGGCTAGGTAGTATTGGGTATGATGGGTATCCAGGCGGGTTTGATTTAAATAGGCCAGACCACATAATCAAGCCCGACGAGGTAAGGATTTTCAAGGTCGCTGTGCAAGAAGAGTTTGAAGCCATGATTAACGAAATGCTTGAACAAAACGAATATGCAACACTCCCCAAAGATGGCTGGCCTTGGCCGTGGGAAACCAGTTCTACTACAGATTACGCTTATGCGTTTGACGAGGGAAAGGTATGGGCCTCCTGTTTTGGGAGTGCATGGTTTGACCCATCTATCCCTAATTACGAAGTCCCAGAAAACGGACGCGCAGAGTTCCCAGACATGACAGAGATTCAGAAGGTTACGTTTGAACCACGGAGTGGAGTGTTGGTATTTAGCGTGCGCTGAGGGTGCCAACCGGGTGCGGAGTGGGCGTGCGCGGGGTGGCGGAGAGAAAGGAGGGGGAAATGCCAAACGTGAGCCATAACGAAACATTCGAAAGTATCTGTCACGGAGTCCTGCGGGAGCTGCTTGAGGTTGATAGGAGGCTCGCCAGCCTCAAGGACCACCCGGTTTATGACGGGGAACAGAAGTTCAGCGGCCAGCACGCCGGGATGCGATCCTATACGATGCTGGCGATCCGGGACGTTGCGGACGCACGGATGCACATTGAGCGGGTTATCGAGTATCTGCAGACAGAGGAGGTGGGAAGATGAAAAATCGGGTTTATCTTGCTTTCCGGCTGTTCATGCCGGGCCGAAGTAGCTGGGACGGTAAATGGTCTGGCGATACTAAGTTTTTCGCTGTCACAAGGTCAGTTCCTGTGGCCCTCGCCGAAAAAGTCCTGCAAGGAAGCCCGAACACTTCATACGGCTACAACTTTGGCGATGGCTGGGTTGCCAATGTGGGCGTGTCGAAGATTGATGGGCGCGAGAAACGGCAAATTGATAGGAAATCAAAAGGGTTTTGCGGATATAACTGGATGGTAGACTCAATTCTGGATAAACAAAGGATCATGCCATGATTAGCGCGTGGTGGATAGTTCTGGCGTTTATCGGCGGGGTTATGTTCGGCGTGTGCCTGCTGGCCCTGCTCGTGGCGGGGAGGGAGAGATGAACCTGAGAGATTGTCAGATCGCCTATGACCTTCAGGCGGATCATAGGTTTGACGAGGATGAGCCGGAAGAGGATGAGCAGCCGGACGAGTGCCCGGAGTGCCCGGAGTGCAGGGAGGAGGAAGAGATGACACCAGAAGAGCGTAGCAAAATCAACGAACGGCTAGCGAAGTACATGAACTGGGAGTGCCCACACGGTTGCGTTGACGGCTGGGAGTATGCCTACCCAGGTTGGACCATGGAGGACCAAAGACGCCCATGCCCCCACAGGCCTGACTACACCACCGACCTCGTGGCGGTGATGGAGGTGGCTAACAAGGCTTTCGGGTATTTTCAACTCGAAAGTTATCTTTTCAAAGACGTTCGGTCTTACGAATTTTATGGGGTAACCAGGTCGTGGATAAATCCTAAAGGACGTGGAGCGACTGCCGCCGAAGCCATCGCCCGTGCGTGCTGCGAGGCGATTGGGGAGGAAGCGTGACCAAGGCCATTCTCCTTCTTGTCCTCATGCTCACCTCCTGCACCACCCCCCGCCCGTGGACTCAGGGCGAGGTCGCCCTGGGCATTGCAAGCACCATTGCGGCGGCCTGGGACGCTCATAGCACGACGGAGATGATAGACAGGGGCGGTAGGGAGCTGAGCCCGTTAATGGACGCACATCCGAGCGATGATAGAGTTTGGTGGACCATCGGTGCCGGGCAGGTCGTGACCTTGGCCGTGGCGCACTGGATACCGACAATCACGCTGCCGGTGTTCGGGGAGTGCGAGTTGAGGAAGACGGTGTTGGTAGGCAAGACGGTGTTGAATGGTAGCCTTGCTTGGCATAACGTAACGCAGGTTGGAAGGTAGAAAAGGAGAAAAAGATGATTGAACAAATTTATACTTGTGATCGTTGTGGTAGAAGCACCAGAGAAAAGAAAGATCTGGCACTAAGCGAGGTTTCAGTTGGGGTTAGAAGCCTTAACCAATATCAATATATTGGTACAACTGTTACTCTGTTTGACCCAAAACAACGCAAGGCAGAATGGTGTCTCGAATGTCTTTTCGAGACAGGACTTGCCAAAAAGGGATCTTCTCACCAAAAAGAACCGGAGACATTTCCGTCTTTAGAAGATATGGTAAGAGACATTATAAGAGAAGAGATTTCAAGTGTCCGTTAGGGTAAGACCGCGCTGAACGCAGGGCTCGCGTGGCATAACACGACGCAGGTTGAACGCTAAACCACCTCGCCCCCGAACCGGGCGATGATGCCCTCGGCCTTCTCAGCACAGGGGAGAAAGGAGAAAAGATATGGAAAACGAAGAAGACGAAAGGGAAAACGCTAGAATCCTTAGTCTGCAAAAAGAAGGGCACACGTTTCATTGCGCCTGTCGTCAAGTTATGGGTGACGGCGAGTGCGAGTGCAACAAAAAGGATTTCATTCCGGGCAGTATTTCTCGAATGATGTACGCGGGTGTATGTCAGGTATGCCTAAAACGTCACGGAGAGCCACACGAAGAATGGTGCCGGAACGCTATCCAGCCCCCCAAAACCTGAACTGCTCCATGGCCTCGGAGATCCGGGCCACGCACTCGTCGCGGTCCTTCTCTTTTACCGTAATTGTGAGTGTGTTATCGGCGAGGTCGACTTCGAGTACGCCGCCGTAGGAGTTCACAATGGACTGGATTATGAATAAGCTGGTTGCCCGGTCCCGCTGCTGAAGGGCACGTTCAGCGTTCGAGTGGCGGGCGTAGTCGGAGGGATTGTTACTTCCCACCCTTCTCCAGCTTGTGCCCTATCCCGACAAGCCCGAGCGCTCCAGCACAGGTCAGGATACCCTCATACATCTTGTTAGCATCCAGCGGGTCCGCCGTGGCCCCCTCGATTACCCTAATAAGCCCGGCGCACATCGCCGAGATTGCCGCTGCCCAAGTCTTCCAACCAGTCATGGTGCCTCCTGTACTGGCTTACAATGTGACGGGTCCGCGCATGGCCCAGCACACCAGCGTACCCCTAAATATACCCATAACGCCCGAACCCTTGTCATGCCGTCCTCGATACAGATGCGCCGAAGCAGCCGGTCCGCCTCGTCCCGGTAGTCGGGGTCAAGCAGCCCCTCACGCAAAAGCTGGTAGCAAGCGTCATGCACTAGGCTCCCGCGCAGAAAGTTCTTGGTGTCTATCGCCGGACCTGAAGGCCCATCCCAAGCGTACCCTTTCTTGACCAATAACGTCCCGTCCTTGTAAACATTAGCGTAGTCTGTGACAACGGGCTCGGGCGGGTAAATGTCTGTCTTCACCACACAGTCAGACATGAGCTGGTACTTGTAGCCGGAGCGGTAGAGGATGGATTTCATATTTTCCCCTTGACTTTCCCGGTGAAGCTGGTATCCTTCTTCTCGATTCTGGAATCTGTAAACATCTTTTACCTGTCAAATGGAGGCCGCCATGTAACACACTAACTCCCTGGCACATTACCAGCGCAAGCCCTCGGATATACCGGGGGCTTTGCTTTTTCAGCCCGTTGGAGGTTCCCCCTGGCCGCCGAGATCGGCCACGACCGGAATAATATTTAATAAAGCAAATGGACCATAATAAAATTGGGCCGCTGCGTTATATGCCATGGCCGCATTGTTTTCATCGTGAAAATATCCTAAAAATATTTTTCGGCCATTCAACCCGATTGTTGCGCACCATTTGCGTTTTAATTTAAACCAAAATACGCCCTTAAAAACAGAAGTGGTATTCTTTTTCCCGATTTTGTTGTACTGATTTTCTGCTTCACTGCATAACCGCAAATTATTTTTTCTGTTGTCAAGCGTATCGTGATTTACGTGATCAGCCTGAAGCCCCCTGGTCGTCTTACAACCCAAAACAAGCTCATGAAGATACACTCGCTCAGGGGGATGCTCAGAAGAAACTACGTAGCGGTGTCCTTTTGAATTGTCATCAAGGTGCCATTTTTTGTTTTTTACTAAATCGAAATTTTCAGCATCGACAGTGGCGGTTGCTCGGTAATTACCAAGACGATCATAAAGATCAATTTGGCATTGCGACCCGATAACCCTAAATTCATTCGGGTCTTTATTTGATCTTGCAGGATTCCCAATAAATGTTCCATATTTTCTAAGTTGCGTATAATGTCTCTGGCACAAATCAAAATGACGCACTCTCTTAATACATCCCGGGACTGAACATTGTTGACTTTTTTGACTTGGGAATGATAATGTTTTTTTAGCCATGGCACGAACCTCCTTCATAGGTTGTGTTGTGGTAAGAAGCGGAAAGGTGTTAGACCACCGATCCGCTTTGTTATTTAATATGGCATACATGTCATGTCAAGTGGTTTATCGGGTATCTCCCCGAAGTCCCCGCCAGCGGGTCTTTCACCAGGATGAACAACTCAGGATCAATGCTCACGATCTCAAGATGAATATGGGGCGTCATGCCCTGCCCGTATCGTAGCGAGATGTCCTGCGCTCGTCCGATAATGTCCATAGCCTTTACGTTTTTACCAATCAGCTTTTTATCCGGCAAGAAATAGAACAGCTTGACCGCCACTTGCTTTCCCTGAATCAGTACCCCGGAATAATCGCCATCTGGATACGGACGGGCCTCTCTGACAATTGTGCCGTCAATCGGAGAGAACACTAACTGCCCAGGCTCGCACTCGTAGTCCGTCCCCTGGTGCAGGCGGTCGCCTCGCAGGGCTCCGTACTGCCCGGACCCGAAAGCGTCAATTTTGCGGATGCCTTTAGCGGTTGGGCTGATGATTATCATTTCTTCTTCCCGACCTCCCCCGGCATTTGGCATTTCCCGAGATAATCTTGCAACAGGTCCAGCCGAGCGACCAGCTGCCGAAGTAACCCGCTCAACTCCGGCATGATCCGCTTCTTTGAGATGTAGTGCATGGTCGCTTGGCAGGAAATCACAAGCTCTTTTGCCTCGATCTGGGTCAGTTTCGGTAATGCCATGGGAGAACCCCCTATTTTAACCCATCCCGCTACCCTAACTTTTGCCGATGTCCCGTCCTAGCGCCTATTTGGAAGCCACAGGCGCAAACATAGGCCCCAAGCGGCCTGCTAATACGCTGTTAGGCTTTCCAGCTCGGAAACCAAGTGCCGGTACTCGGCGAACACCTGCGAGGGCATCTTATGAGAACAATCCTGGACCCCGACACACTGATAATAATTTTCTAAAGTCCAAATCCGTTCTTGGATCTGCTCGCTACGAACCATTTTCTTGAATTGCCCGTAATCAGAGGCCAACTCCATGTGCGCTTTCATCGGTGCGAAGTATTGCATGGCCCCTAAGCACGTCGCTGTCAACCCAACCACCACGGCGATAGACGCAAGTACGGTTTTCATGCTTAATCCCCCTTGCTGAGCAAGAACTTGAACGCCATCCACAAAGCGAACAGGAACCCGCTTGCGTAGTAGATATATTTTTGCAGAGTAGCCAGCTCCGACTTCGTGGCAAAGGTTGCTTCGAGCCGGTCCATCCGCTTCTGAAACTCGTTCATCCCCTCCAGCCGGTGCTCCAGGATGCTCTTGGTAGCGCACCGCTCCGCGTCTGCCATCTCCCTTGCCAGCACGAGCGCCTTCTCCCACTCTGCCACTTTCAGGCGAACTTCGGTTTCCAGCCTAACCAGGCGCTCCAGGGTTTCCCGATCCGAGATGTAGCCGGGCTCCGGCATCAGCCCCCTCCTTAATCGTCATCCCACGTCCTGTAATCCACCGCCCCGATGGGTGTACCACCGATAAAGCCAAGCCCTCGGTAGTCCGTTGTTACCCCGCCGATAGCTGTCCCTGCGTTATACACCAGGCGGTTGCGCGGCATGAAGTGCCACCAGCGGTCGCCGGTCGGTCGCCGCAGGTTCGCGTCGGTAGAGAACAGGCAGGTGGTGTCCGTCACGGTTCCCCCAAGCGCCTCGATCTCGGCCTCAGACTGTGCAAACGAGCAGTTCGTGGCTGTCAGTTCATCCCCGAGCAGGATCACCGGCCCGGCAAAGATCACGTTCGTTGCTGTCGTATCCTCACTAATGTTCGTTGGCCCAACTATCGTGCTCTGCTGTGTGACAACGCTCGTGTTATCAATCGTCATGTACGCGCTGCTCGTGACAATCGCAAGCGTCGTGGTCGTGCCCTCCCCAGGGTCCAGCTCCCCGCCGGCGTAAGCCCTCTCGTAAGCCCCGATATCGTACAGCCCGGCCTGGGGACGGGCGGTGCCAGCGTAGTCGGTCGTGACGGCTACTAAGGTCTTGCCTGTATTGATATAAGGGGAAAGAGGTTGAAGAGTGAAGTCATTGGTAGAAGCAGAGGTAAAAAGAGGGTCTGACTCTAATGTATGTGCCCCACACGAGCCTCCCCCTGGGGTCTCGTCATCGCAATTATTTGTAAATCCATAGACACCATTATAATCCTCAACTGCCGCAGACAAGGAGTGTATTTGAATGCCGGTTGGAGTTGATCCGCTGTCATAACAAGCGTTGTTTTCTATTGTCCCAGCTCCCGCTGCGCAAGTCCCAGTAGCAGCAATAATGCCAGCGACTGAGAAGCCCCCGTAAATAGTATTGTTCGATGTTGCCGGGCATGTGCCAGTCAATGCGCCTTGGTATTCAATCCCACTTTCCCCTGGACCAATTATGAGGTTGTTCTTAATGATCTGAGACGACGACCTAACCTTAATCCCCGCCTCTTCGCAATCCGAGATTATGTTCGAGTCGGCAATATTCCCTGCACCAGCCAGCTCGTCAAATAAAATGCCACTACCATCAGAGCTTCGGATATCGACATTTGTTATCGTGTTCCCAGAAATCGTGTTACTATCCGAGTTTTCAGCGGCCCCAGTGACCCCCTCTACATGCACACCGAACCATTCGAGATCATGGATATTGTTGTCAGTAACCTCTACGTCGTCAGTGTTTCCGTCTAGGTTGATCCCTCCGTACTCACAGCCATATATCTCATTCCCGGTAATCGTCCCGCCTGCTATATTTGCCTGATTTGGATCTGTGAACTGTCCGCGCAGTCTAATCCCGTTATACCCTTTGTCTGTTGTACTATAAATAACATTGTCTTGGATAACCGGCTCTGGGATAGTGTAGGTTCCTATGGCGTGCAAGTAGACTTGGTGGTCTGCGGTTTCGTCGGCCCTACCGTTTTCATGCACAGTACAATTTTGTATTGTTGGGGCAGTAATGCTCTCGTCTCTGGCATATATATAAATGCCTATTTGTCCGTTTGCATAAACCTCGCACTCGTCTATAAGGATGTCATCAGAGTTTCGGATTTGAATCCCTTGTAGCACCGCGCCTGTAATTTTAAGGTTTTTTAATGTTGTCCCATCTCTTGTATCTGCATAAATTGTCTGGTTGCCCGTAGCGTTAGCGTCGAGAATGACAGTGCCAACACCCTCAACGGTAACGCCCGCGACTCCGATATGAAGGATACTGTCACCGTCTAATTCATCTCCGGTGTATGAACCTTCACAGACGTAGCATGTCCCACCAATGCCAGCACCAGTAGTGATTGCATCTTCTAGGTCTGGGCCAGAGGTGTCAGCAGCAGTAACAGCCGCACAGTTAGCAGCGTCAACCTCGTAGTATATTGTCCCTGCGACGTTCTTGCAGTAAACCGTCGCCCCCAACGCACTCCCGCCCCATCCCAGGACCAGCACCAAAGCCATAAACCAAGCATATCGCTTCATCATTTCACCATCACCCTCGTTATCGTTTCACCCGCTGTCAAGTTCCCGTCAATCACCAGGTCCGATACCACCGCGTTAGTGCCGGTCGTCAGGTTCCCGACAATCTCGTCAATATCAACCACGGACCAGTCTCCGACTGTGAGGCCTGTCGTGCCTATCGTGAGCGAGGTGCCCGCGAACGTGATCGGGTGGCCGTCTGTGCCGCTTGAAGCACTCGTGTCAAGCGCGTCGTCCGTGATCGTGCCTATCGTGAAGATGTCGTCAGGAAGGAAGTAGGTTAAGGCCGTATGCACCGCCGTCAGGGTTTCAGCGTCCCCGCCGGACTCGATTGACCAGTCAACGGTGTCGGCGATAATCCAGGTGTAAACAAAAGCCGCAAGATCATAACTGACAAGAGGATTCAACCCTTCGTCAATGAACACAACGTCCCCCTCCGGTGTGATGGCAGTAGGCAACTCAACGGTCCCCCTCATACCGTCCGTGACATAGAGAGAATACATGATGTCTGCATATTTTATACCCCATCCCTCGGGCTGGTCAGACGCATAGGTAAAGGTAGGCGTCCCGTAGCCAGTAGTTGCCCAATCAGCCTCTATTGGGAGAGCACCAACCGCCCCTCCAACAAAGCTCATGTTTTCAGGGAAGTGAACCGCGAAGCGTGCGTACTCTCCGTCTGCTGTGATTGTCTGGTTCTCGGTAACATCGTCTCCTGCTGCGTCACAGACCTCGTTTGAGTCGATTGCGGCAGGAGGCTCGGTGTCTATTACAATATCACACAACGCTTCCAGCTTGTTCGCTTCTGCCGGGAGCGCAAGGCTATCTGGATTGGCGTTGCCGGAGTCTTTAATGGTAGCCGCGCCTAGCACCAGGAAGTCAGCGTGACATGCAAGATCAAGCGACGTATTGTTATGCTCACCACTTACCGTATAATCAAACCGCAAGGTCGTGTTACCAGTTCCAGAAACATAAGGCGCCGTTTCCTTTGTCGCACCTGTTTCCAGTTTTACTGTCGGCGTTCCGGTAACCGTCAAGTACCCACAGTCCTGCGTGAACTCCACGTATATCGGAACTACGTCGTCATCTTTATAGGTGTGGCTGCTCGGGATTGAGTATACCCGACTTGGCTTGCAATCTCCGGTCGGCGGAACCTCTCCTACCGTTACGCTCAAGGTCGGTCGGTAATTGGCTGTGCCTGCTGCTCCCTGGAACTGCGCAGAGCCTTCGTCAGAAAGAGTGCCGACAATGTAGAACTTCCCTTTATTTGCCCAGGCAGTTTTAAGGTCGGTCGTACTTGCAAGCGCTGTTTCATATGCGTGCCCGGCCCCGTCGCTACTGGTCACAAGGAACGTCCCGAGTGCATCGTCCTGGCCGTGTGTGCCGGTCCAGTTGTTGCCGGTAGAATAGATAGCCCAAGTCGCTTGACTATCCACAAAAGCGTTGCTGCAAGTATAGAGCGCAACCGTCTGGTCCGTCCCGGCGTCCTTGTAATACAAATAGAGCTTGGCAGCAGAAATCGTGGCTGCTGCCTGCCCAGCCGTCAAGTCCGAGAAGTCGAATGATAGCAAGAACTTCTTGTCGTTAGCCGTGTCTGCGTAGTTTTGAGCGATAAGGTAAGTATTGGCATTGTAGTTCGTGGTCGTCGCTCCGCCGTTAATGTTGGTATCGTTCGTCACCCCTGTAAAATGCGTCGAGGTCGTCGTCCCGTTCTCGCCAAAGGTGTAGGTCGCTGATGTCGGAGTGCCGAGATAGAAGTTATATGTTTGTGTCGCGTCTGACTGTGAGCCTGTATCGTAGACATAGCCAACAACCGTCACGTTCTGATTATTGTAGGCTGTCGCGGCGTATTCTCCGCTTGCGGTTGTTGAGAACTCGACCCCGTTGATCTTCCAGGAGTAGGTCAGTGCCTCACCTGCTGGTAAGTTCGAGACTGTCATGGAGTATGTGATTGTCGTCGTTGCCGCCGTGCAGGACTCGGCGGTGATGTCTGGTGGGGGGTTGTACGGTGTCTGATTGCACTCGTAAGCTCCTATATCAATCTGTGCGCCTGCGATCTGCCGAAAGAACAAACCGTCCGGGGCCGCTGTTATTTGGGCTTTGTCAGTACCGGAAATGGTCATGGTGGTTGCACTGTCTATTGAATCAACCGTAGCCGAGTAACCATCGTCATCATAAACTGTGTCGTCTGCAATCCAGAAGGCTGTTGTTCCAACAGTGCGCTCGTCTTCGTCTGCATCTGTACAGGTCGTAGGAGCAACCCCAGCATTCACACAAGCACCATCACCGATGACAGCGTTATCAAAGGTTAAGTCTCCCGGCCCAAGATCGTTCCAGTCCACAGGGGCGTTTGTGAAGTTGGGATTGCCAGAATAAACGTCACCTGTCCCACGAAGGTCTGAAGGAACGCTTGTAATAGCCTGCGACCAGAGATTATACCCCTTTTCTACAAAGGAACTTAACGGCAGATTTTCAGTGCAGATAGTCCCGGTAGACTGAACGATTATGTTATTCCGAAAATAAAGGTTGACTACTGTGCTGCCATTTGCATTCGGATGAACTCTAATTGTTGAAGATACAGTGCTTGGGTTAGAATTTACAAAGGTATTGTTAAAAACGTATAAGCCGTCTATGCTGCAAGCGGACTGCCCCTGGATAAACAAAGCAGAACTTTCGGTATTTGCTACCATATTATCATATATCACATGACCATTGTCGCCATTGGTCGCCTCAGCCCAATCCTCCCCGGCAACCCAAATACCGTCTCCAGCCCAATCGGTTATTGCATAGATCAAATTACGCCTGACAATGCAATTTCTGGACGACGACAAATAGACGTGCATCTGCTTACACCCATATATGGTTGTGTCCTCAAGAATGCTACCATTACAGGTGTTATACACAAAATCCACTCCCTCATGAAGTCCGTGGTGAATCAAACATCTTCGAACTATCGTGCCAGGAACACCTACGAGAACCATAGGGCCACCGCCGATTGGCCTGCCGTCTATAAACACTCCTGGATCATACGCTCTCCAGCGTGTTGCATGCGAGCACTCAGAATCTTCAAGGACATGAGTCCCCCCTGTGCCAGTGAAATTTATGCTGTTTTTATATGTGTATGAGACCGTTAGATTTTTAAGAGTCACACCCGAACAATTTTGTACGTCAATTCCAGATCCCTCACTAAGAGTAATAGTAAGCCCATCTATGGTTGCGTTGTCCGCGTCTATACACAACATAGGAGTATACATCGTGTCAGGACTGCCATCATCGGTAGGGCCTTGGATAATCGGTGTCTCCCCAGCGTACGCCTGAATCGTCACCCCGGCTGTTGTGCAGCTCTCGTAAATATCATCTGCGCTGCTGTATGTACCACCACGCAGGATCAACGTGTCCCCGGAAGAAAGTGCCGCGAGTCCCTTTTTCACAGTCTTCCAGGGGGCGCCTATCGCACCTGTCCCGGTGGTGTTATCTCCGGTGGGGGAAATGTAATACGTTGTCGCCCCCTCCGCCCACCCCGGCACGAGCACCAGCAGGAAAACCAGGAACCAAGTGTATCGTTTCATTCTCACCTCGACGCAAGCGACTCCGCGAGATTGTTGATGGCCGCAGCCAAGTTCTGGATAGCCTCGACCAGCAGGTTCTTAGGCGGTGTCGGGGCCATGTCGAGCTTGGCGGTGTTACTGTCCGCGCTCTCGTTCCCGGCCTGGTCGAATGCTCGGGCCACGAACTCGCCGTCCCCAGGCACGGTCACGGTGCAGGTGGTCTCCGTCCCGGTCCAGGCAGGGGAGGTGTAGTTGTAGGTCGCCGTGCCGAACGGCTTGTAGAACACCTTGTACCCGGCCAGGTCCGCTTCGGAGTTCGGGTTCCACTTGAGCGTTACGTCCGCTGCGAACACCATGCAGGGGATGAGCAGGATTGAGAGTGCGAGTAAGAGCTTTTTCATATCCAATCTCCTTTCGGTACGTCTCCTACGATTTTTCCAGGTACACCAAGAACCATCTTCCCTTCTGGGACGCTTTTGGCTATTACCGCCCCAGCACCAATTACGGAGTTTGCGCCAATCTCAACCCCAGGAAGAATTGAGCACCCAATCCCGATTCTTGCACCACGCCTAATTATCGGTGGTGCTGGAGTCCAGCTTCCTCTCATGTGGGCCATGTGTTTGTCATTAGCAAGGCACGTCATCGGAGCGATGAACACTTTGTCCTCGATAACGACCCCTCGGGTGATGTGAACCTGTGCATGAATCAGGCAATCCTCACCCACCCTACATGAGCCTTCAAACACCGTCCCATGCCCAACTACGGTTCGATTGCCAATGTAGGTGAACGGACGAAGAACACAACAATTACCGATAAAGCAGTCGTCACCAACTACGCAGCCTTCTTCGATAGTCACGAAGTTGCCTACCCGAGCCGTGTCTGAAATCTTCGCACTTGGATGAATGACTTTCAACAAAACCCCCCTTCGGTAGTTGGCAAGAGCCCAAGGTTCACAATTCGCTTGATCTCCTTGTCTGGATTCCACTCAGCCCAGCCGCCAGCATCCCAAGGCTTCTTCTCCCATAATTCTTGGAACGTCATCACCTGTCTTTCCTTGAGCCAGAGCCAGTCCTTCTCAGCGAGCCGTTTGGCTTCGGCCCAATCACGCTCAACGTCAAGCCCGTACTGCTCGACGCCTTTACGCGCTTTCAAGGCTTCAGCTTTCATGTCGTCACCGCCCAAGGCGTAGAATGCGGCAAGGATGCCCATGCCGATCTTGGTCTTACCGGACTTCGCAACGTCGTAATTCCGATACTTATACCCTGCCCGACTTTGCACCGCAGCCGAGAACGGTCCGATGTGGTACTGAGGCGAACACGGAATGGCCCAGTTCTCATACCCCATCAAAAGCGCCTTGACTGGGATGTAAAACTCACCGCCACCCCAGGAAAGCCGTTCACGAGCAAAGAACCCGTACCCGCCGAAGTCTTCATTGAACCACTTGGTCCGGCAGATTCGCGATCCGAAGTTCCAGCAGATTCGCGTAGGCTCCTTGTATTGCCTACCCCAGCTACCGAAGATCGTGCCCTCGTCAAGCCGAATGTCGTGTCTTGCGAAACTCTCTGGCCAGGACAACCAGCCGATAGGAGAGAACCCGAAGGCAATCTTGGTGTCCTTCTTCGAGTCCATGAACTCCACAAGATTCTTGAAGTGGTTGTGCCCAAACAAGGTGTGTGAGTCGGCGTTGTAAGAATACTCCCCACGAGCAAACTTAATCCCAGCGGCCCGTGCTGAGTATAGGCACGGATACGGCTGCCGGATAAGCTGGACTCGACCTTCCTGGACCTCGGAAAGATCAAGCGGGCTCTCGTTCGGAGTCCGAAGGATCTGCCACAAGTCCAGGTCGGAGTTGTCAACGACAACAACCTCCCCGTCTCCGTCGATAGCTTTCAGCCCCTCAAGAGCCGACCGCACTGTTACGGCAAGCATCGCCGTGTCGTTCCGGTTCGGGATGATAACGCTCAACTTCATTGCAGGCCGTCCATGAACCCCTTGATTGCGTTCGGATGCCTGGGGCAACGGTTGTCTGAGTTCGTCCTGGGCCAAACTAGGGTGTATTTCTTCCCGGCCTCTGTGATGATCGGAGCAGGTGTGCCTCCATAACAGATCCCGTCAGATCCGTCTCTCTCCCAGAATGGGCACGTTGCGCAACAAGGCTTGTTAGCTTCTTCCTCAAACATAAACCCGTCCTTTCTATCGGGTACACCAACGCCCGATTATGTAGTGATAATGCCCACTTACTAAATCAACACCCTTAACAACACAGGCCGTGCAGGTTGATGTTGTTGAGGTTGTTGTCGTGCTTGTGGTGGTTGTACTTGTCGTTGAAGTCGTTGTCGTGGTCGTGCTGGTAGTTGTAGTGCTTGTCGTTGTGCTTGTTGTACTTGTCGTTGTTGTGCTGGTGGTACTGGTCGTCGTACTGGTTGTTGTGGTGGTCGTAGTGGTCGTTGTTGTCGTAGTCGTTGTAGTAGTTGTGGTGCTTGTCGTCGTAGTAGTTGTTGTGGTAGTCGTCGTACTGGTAGTTGTAGTCGTGGTTGTTGTAGTTGTAGTCGTTGTTGTACTTGTTGTTGTCGTAGTTGTTGTTGTGGTGGTGGTAGTCGGCTCTTCTGTCGTAGTTGTCGTGGTAGTCGTGGTTGTCGTTGTAGTAGTGGTTGTAGTGGTAGTTGTGGTGGTCGTGGTACTTGTCGTGGTTGTTGTTGTAGATGTCGTTGTGGTCGTCGTAGTGGTTGTGGTGGTTGTTGAACTGGTAGTCGTCGTGGTAGTGGTTGTGGTCGTGGTCGTCGTGGTCGCCGCTTCCTCATACAGCTTCCACTTCCCGGACGTTGTAGAACTCTCATCCGACCACGATGAGCCGTTAGCAGACTTGTCGAGATTCTCAGTCGTACCAGCGCCGGTCCGCATCCAGCCTATGTTGTTAGATGAATCACTATAACCAGATACTTCCAGGACAACCCAGTATGTCGTCCCATGAGTTATAGACGCGCTCATGGACGTAAACGATGTCGGGTCTTCTGACGTGTCTACTGAACTAGCAGCAACCCAGCCTGATTCTGTACCAACCTTGCTTCCAGGAACGCCAGCGTTGTCGGTGAATATCGAGACCCTTAGATTAAAGGTGGGGCTACCGGTCTTTACAAGCGGCAAGATGGCGGCGCATACGGTCTTAGAACCGCTTACAAAACTAGCGACAAATTGTGTTGCGATCCATAAGCGGATAGAGCTATTCCCGATAAGGACGGTCGTTGAGCTAGCATGGTCTTCCTGCTGTATTAGAACGTCACAGGCCATTTATTCCGAACCTACATTTCCCTGATTTTGTCAATAATAGAAGCCGGAGAGACGGTCGGCGTGGTCGATGTGCCATCGTACACGGCTAGTATATCGACAATCGCTTGTTTGAACGCTACAAGGTCTGTCCTAACCTGCCCAGAGGCCACCCCTATCGCGTCAAGGTCCGCTGTTGTTACTATGCCGATGAACTCAGACAAGTCCCGCCACTTGTTAATCAGGTTGTTCATTTCGGTAGCCGCTCGTTGGAGCTTTAGGTAAAAGTCAACTTTTGTAGGTAATTGCAATTCTGTTAGTGCCATGATGTCCTCCTTTGATTAACTGTAACTCTCGTGCGCCCGGTTCGTCCAAGCCGCCGCGTACCCGCTCGATCCGGTCGCATATAAGGCGATCCCGGTTGACGAGGTGAACTTCATGATTCGCCAGCTAGCGTCGTCAGACTCGTAGCCCACATAGATCGGGTCGGCTGCGTCGTCGAGGTTGCGGAAGTTGTACTTGTTCCTGTTAAGAAGCGTCCCATCTGTGGTCACTTCAATCGGGTACCAGGTCGTACCACCGTCTGATGTACCCCAAAGACCTATCTCGCCGTCTGCGATCTCGGATATTTTCCGGGGATGCTTTAATGGTTGGTAGTTAGCCATTAGCCCCTAACCTTGATCTTCGGAACCTCGATAATCCTCGTCACGTATTCCGGCTTTTCAACAACAACCTTTTGCGTTACTATCTTCGGGATCACGATTTCCTTGGGCACTATGGCCTTGATTTCGCTAATAACGTCTTTGAGCGCACCAATAACCTTGCCGACATCGGCTGCCATGCTTTTCATCTCGGAAAGCTGTGAGGTAACAGCAGCCGCAGCTTGCGCGACTTCCTTCATGGACACAACGGGAAGATCGTATGGGATCTCTTTCGGGACCGGCACATCGTAGGGCCGTTCAACCACTTTGGGTCTTTCGACAATGACCTCTTTTTCTTTGACGACTGGCCGCTCGTATATCTTGTCTTTTATAACAGGCCGCTCGTATGTTACGTTATTGACAACGGGCCTCTCATATGCCTTATCGGTCACAACTGGCCGCTCGTATTCCTTGTCCGTCACAACAGGTCGTTCGTATTCCTTGTTAACAAACACTGGAACCTCGACCTCGACATCGACAAAGGTCGGGACATGAACGATCTTCTCGACAATGACCTCCGTTGTCGTTTGTTGCCTCTTATCTCCGTCCTTATAGAATTTGCTGCCCATGATTAGCCTCCCGTTACGTATATGGTCACGTAACAACTACCGCTACTGAGTGGGTCTGCCGATAGGGTTATCTTTATGGTGCTGTCGCCCACCAACGGTCTCTCTGTTTTAATCACGTTCACTGAGTTCTCGTTTAGCGCATCTGAGGCGTAGATTTCCACGCCGTCCGAATTTTCTATCGAGCAAACCGCGGTGACCGTTGCCCCGGAAAAACTCGGGATCTCCACAACGAGCGAGTACGTGATCGCCGTTGCGTTAAGCGTGAAGCTCTTGACCGTATCCCCGGAAATAAAGGCAAGCTCCCGTCTTGTCGATTTGTATAAGGATTGGTTGATCCTGCTGATCTTTGCGCCACCCCCGGTAGGCACCATCGTTACGTCTGCCATTGCCTGTCTCCTTTTATAGAATTATTCCGTGTCTACAATAACGTCTACATAGCCGGTATCCGTACCGTCGCCGCTGCTGATGTCGATATAAACAGTCTCGTCAAACAGGTATATGGGCCATCCGCTTGTACCATCTGTCGGAACACGATGTCGGTCAACATCCGTCGCAGCCGCAGCCGCTTCGGTCGCTGAGAACAACGTCTGAAGCACGTCCCGCGCATCCGAGTCCAAGAGCTTTATGGTCGTTGCGGCAGCAAACGTCCCCCGGACTCGAACCCCGACAATTCTTCCGGTAATGGCAACCGCTGCGGTGCTGTCAGAAGCAGCCCCGCCATCCTCGGTGAAGGTCCACCTGTATCGAGTATAAGGCCCTTCGTTCTCTATACCTGTAGTGACTGTCCCGGTAGCTCCGGCCATGCCCGTAAAGGCCAAGGACATAAACAATGCGACAAGTACGATGCCCCACCTTAATTTCTTCATGTGCCCCTTCCTTTTCGGTTTAGTCAAACACCCAAACAAAGTCCAAGTTTACCGGGGTTGTCGTTTGTTCAACCGAGCAGACCGCCCGAAACGCCATGTTCCGAAGAACCTGAAACTCGGACAGGTCATAATAGTTCGGCGCGGACCCCGACTTGCTTATCACAAGATCGTCTCCGTCCGGCGGGTCGGCAAGAGGCGCCCAGCCGGGGAAGCCGAGGTTCAGCAGGGTTCTGTAGTTGTCTACGACCTCCGTTGCCGAAAGCACCTTGTTATACACCCGCACGAAATAGATGGTCCCGTAAAAGCAATCCCCAGCGGTCCTGGCAGCGTCCCCGCCGATGGCTATCCGGGTGTCTGCGCTCTCATTTAAGACGGTGCCGGGGCTCCCGGAAATGGCGGTGGTATCGTCCAATGCGCCGTTTATGTATATCTTGCCGTCCCCGTCCCGATCTAGGGTTACAACTGCGTGAACGATAGCATCCGTCGCGGCATCGGTTGCTCCGGTTAGTTCAACCTGGGCCGTGGCATCTTCTATATGGAAATCAACAAACTGGTTCGCGTCAAAGTGCATCTGCCACCCTACCCCGGCAGCCCCGTCCCGGCAGCACACTAGGGTGTCGCCATCGCCTACGCTGGCATTGGTCCCTTTGAACACAACCTCCACGCTGAAGTCCCCCGTTGTCGGTAGGTTCAATGAAGCTGTTACGGTCGCGTCCGTGAGCGTGTAATCGAAAGCATCGCCCGTACCGTCAAAGACTACCCCGTTCCCGAGGCCAACGGTCGCCGCTGATGTTGTGAACGTTGGGTTGCCCTGCTCTGTAAGAACGATACCCTGCACCTCATCCGTGATCGTGGTCCCGTCGGCGTCGTCAAAGTCCCACTCAAGGATGATCCCGTTGTCGGCATACCCATGCCTGCCTTCCGGCTTGGCCTTCCCGGAAAGAGCCGGGTAATTGAACCTGTGCTCTCTCGGGGCAACCTCCAGGATGACAGCCGAGGCGTCGTCGAGCGTGGGGATCGCTACAGCGACGTGCTTGCACTCCCCGGTTCCGTCAAACGTGACCGTTGGCGTAACGAACCTGTCATTTTCGGTGTGAATCGTTGTGGTCTTCATCCTGCTTGATTTGCGAATCATGGCGCTGATCCTCCTTTGTTTTCTTCATCCAAAATATCTTCCCAGACTCGCTGCCCACTAGCCGCAAGCCAGAGGTTTAATTGTTCGTCCAGGGACCGCATACTTTTATCAAATGCCTTTGTGCCGGGCTTATTTATCGGGGCGAGAAGCGCTTGCAACAGCTTCGGGTCTCTAGAAATAACCGCGTCATGGACTAATTGCTCCGCCCTGTTTTTGGTCAGCCATTGGGTGAAAGCCTTTGCGCGGCCAGAAAAAATCTGTGCCATTTGAAGGCTCCCGCCAGCAGATGATGCGCCTAGCTTGCCGCCGACCCTCGCGCCCGTAACTCTTGCGAACATTCTTAATGCGCTTGACGCAAAGTCGGTCATTTCAATATCAGCCTTCCCGGCAGGCACGATATTGAAAATCTCAACCTTCGCCAGCTCGCGCCCTATCTTTCTCATCCGTTCTATTTGCGCCGGTTCGAAAACTTCCCGCAGGACAGCCATGTTTTTCTCGTCATTCATAAAACCAAGAAGCGCACGACCGGACAAGGTCTTCTCTCCTAGCTCGTTGTATGTCCCAACGTGCGCCTTCTCTAGCATGTGGTCCACTATGCCGGATCGTAGTCCTGCCAGTGCCACCCCGGCTTTGTCCTTGCTGGCTTGCCGCACAATCTGCCCAGCCATGCTTAATCTATTTGGTGCCTTGAATACCGATTCGATCTCACGATCTAAGTTAGCCGCGTTCAGAAGCCTGGCTGCCGACGAAGCGCTCGGGTCTCGCAGCTTGGCTTTCCTTGCATCCATTAGCGCCCTTGTCTTTGTCGCTAACTCTTGAGACTTTGCCGTGTTCAACATCTGATCCCGCAAGGCCGGGAACTGGTCTAGGATAGCCTCGTTGTTTCTCACGAACCTACCAGCTTTTACGGGGCTCACGGTCCCGCCAGGATCAAGGGCGTAGTCCGTGAATGCCCGACCAAGATACCGTTCTGTTGCCGCCCGCGCCTCTGGTGTGACTACAACCTTGTCAAGATCGACAGCGCCTTCTATACCCATCCGCCCAATGCTTTTCTTCAGGGTAAGCGTGGGGTCTATTGAAGGGGCTCCGTCCTTACCCCAACCCCTGATGTCACCAACAATGCCGGATTCAAACCGGGTCTTGTAGTGTCTCGTAGCAGCAAGGGCGGCTTTTAACTCTACAATATCAGGAGCGTTTGCCGCTGCCGCAGCTTCAAAGTCCACTAGAATTGCGTCGGCAACGTCACCCGCGATCCTCGCCTTATTCCACTTCCCTTCCTTCCGTGCGATCCTAGCCACTTCAAGCATTTTCGCCCGAAGCCCTTGCATTTCTCTTACATTGCTTGGGGCGCTAGATCCCTTTTTTGCTGTTATCGGGTTTCTGTTTAGTTCAGCAGGAACGTCAACCTTCTCAGCAGAAGACAAATCATCTAATATCGACGCATACGCTTTCCGCGCATTGTCCGTGCCAACGCGGGTGTCTTTCTTTACGTTCCCCCACATCGCTTCGACCTTTGCGTATTCAGCATCAGCGAGCTTGTCTAGCTCCGCCCTTACAATCACGGATTCCTGCGTAGGTCTTTGGGCTACCGGGAGTTTATCGAGTGCCTGCTGTGCGTTGCTCATGGCACGCGAGATCCGCTTGTCCATGCCAAGCTCTATGGCTGCGACACGCTTTTTAGTAACATCGGCAAGAACCTCCGGCGAACCGTACCCGAACTTCCGCATTTCGGATTCAAGGGTAACGATGGATCGACTCATCTTCTCAACAGATTCCGCATCAACAACCGGATCTAAGCCCGCCAGCCCTTTGTAAAGAGCGACAAGGCGCTTTTCGCCGGACTGCACAACCGGCGGGAGACTACCAATAGACGGTTGCGCGATTTCCTTCGCTGCCTGCCCAGGAACCGATACTTTGGATTTTATGAACTCCCCGGCGCGATAGAATGACCCTGCCTTTGAAAACGGCATGGATATTTTGCTCAACAAGGTTTTCCCGTGACGAAGCAGAAGAGCAGAAGGTGCAAGGACCGCAACATTTGGCGCAAGACTACCAAGCATGCCCCCGCCAATCTCTAGCGCCGCTCTCCCGATAGGGCTTTTAATCCCCATCTCGTCGGCAGCGGCACGCCCACCCCCCATACCAACACCGCCCGATAACTCAGTGATTAGCGACATATATGGATGCTTTGTCATGCCAGCCATGATATTTTTAGCAACCGACCCGGCAAGGCCGGAGCCTTTCGACAACAGCCCCGCGACGCCAAACCCAAGCGGGTACATGCTTACGACTTCGCCAACAGCCTGCCCGATATGTTCGCCTGCGGTTTCAGGCACTTGCCCTTCTGCCGGGAGCCTCGCGCCAATAGCCTCCATGTCTTCCTCTATTGGCTTTCTCCCACCACGCACAGACAGGCCAGTCGTTTTCTTTATCGCCCAAGCCATTGCATCGGCAGGAGCACCGACCGTTGTGGCAATCGCCCTGTTTAAGAATGGGAAAGGACCGCTTGCCCTCTTCCCCACCTTATTAACCGGGACAAAGTCTTCACTGCCAACCTTTTTAACAGGATTAAAGTCTACGGAAGAATCTTCCATTTGCCGCTCCCAAGATATTCTGCCTTACGACCGTTTGCATCTTCGTACACTTCGCCAACCTCAAGTTCATCGGCCTTAACTTTTTTATTACCAAGACCGCCGCCCTGCGGGACTCCGAGTTGCTGAAGAAAAAACTCTATATCAGATGCAGCCGCAGCCGCGTTTTGCCTATAATCAGCAGGCAAGTTTTTGTTTTTTACTGTAGAATACTCTTTCGCAAGTCGCCTCCGAAGATAGTTGTCAACAGCCCTGGCCCTGTCTTTCATAAGAGTTGGGTTATCAAGAACCTGCGGGGATATATTGATTTCCTCTTTTATCCTGTCTATTTCGCCAACCGGGAATCGTGGGTTGATAGACAACGAACGTATTAGGTCGTTTTGTGCGCTCTGAATAAACTGTCGCGCCTGTGCGGTTTTTGAGGCAACAGGCAACCCAACCATGCCGGTCGCAATAGACCCGGCAGCTTTCGCCGCAGACACGGGGCCGGTGGCAAGAGGGATCATATCCCAAATAGTTTGTTGGTCCTTCGCCGTCGGTGCTGGCGCTTCCGGTTGATTCTGGCCTGCTGCTTCTGTTAGGGGCTGGCTTGTTCCCTTTGCCAAGTCAACAAGCGTGTGGGCTCCAGTTATTGGGTCTGTTTTAACTTTTATTGCACCAGTCACAATACCTGTCGCTATTTGTTCGGAAACCCCGTAGTCAGACACAATCTTGTCTATTTTTTGTTGAAAAACAGCATCCTTGCCTTTGTCTCCGCCCTTCACGATGGCTTCCTGATCTTCTTTTGAAAGATCAGCGAAAACATCTCCCTTTAGTTGTCCAATCGTCGGCTTATTCTTTGTCGGATCAAACAGGATGTCCGTCTGCCCATCCTTCGTTTGATAAACAAAATCCTTGGGGAGTCTACTCCTGTCGCCCTCGCCAATCGAAGTAAACGGCCCCTCCCATCCCGGTGCAATCGTAACAAGCTGTGGCGACATCCCGCCGCCCTTGACATAATACTGGCCTTTTACAACCTTCTTGTCTGGCCCCGTAAACGGCTCAAGGCTTATGGGCGCCATTTCTAGCCGCTTCCCGCCGATCTCAAACGTGTTTTCCGGTGAAGCCCAAGGGCTTGGAGGTCGCCAGCCGCCCGTAGCCAACATCTCATTGTACTTTTGCTCGTCCTGCCTCTTGTTCGCTAGGGCTATCTGTTTCTCCTGCGCCTTCTGCGCGACGTGCTGAATAGCCATGTGCCCGAGCGTTTGTGTCATGGCGGGCAGTATCGTGGACTCCCACGGACTCGGCCTGTGCTGTGGTGCCGGTACAATTACAGGGTTATTCCAATCGCCCATATCGTCCTCCTATTTCTTGCCTGAGACAAGCCCAGCCGTTCCACCCGCGATAGGCCCCCACGGCCAGCCCCACATCGAGCCCGCAAGCGCACCCTGCAAGGCCCCCTGAATACCACCAGCCGTTGCGCTCTGGTCCTCGGGTCGGTACGTGAACATATTGTTAAGCACGCCAGGGATTGCCATCATTTGCCCCATGCCCGCCATCCCGCCCATGGCCTCCGAGAGCTGTGGCATGTACCACGGGGCCGAGCTAAGGCCGGTAAGACCGGAAAGCCCCATGCCCGCCGTTGCACCCGCTGCCGGGGATGCACCTATGCCAACCGACGCGAGAGGATCGTACCCGCCCATCCCCAAACCTATCTGTTCCCAGCCCATTACTTTTTCCCTCCACC